CATCTTCTAGTTTGCTCAAGTTCTATTTCAAGGTCTTTCAATACTCCCTGCGCTCCACTACTTACCTGGTGTATCATGACTCTACTGTGTGGCAATACAAATCTCTTACCCTTCGCACCATTGCTAAGAAGAACAGAACCCATAGATGCAGCCATTCCGACACACAGTGTAGAAATATCACAATTAATGTAATTCATCGTATCAACTAGTCCAAGTCCATCAACAACAGAGCCACCAGGTGAATTTATATACATGCTGATGTCTCTCTCATCAACAGAAGCAAGATAAAGCAACTGTGCAATCGCTGTGTTACATGTATCATCATTAACTACTCCTGTGAAATACACTATTCTATCATACATAAGTCTTGAGAATACGTCAAACGCTGCAACATTGAGTTGTCTTTCCTCAAGAATGTAAGGTGTTAATAGATTGTTTGCCTTTTTAATTTGGTCATCAACCACAGTTGCCCTTGCATTGGTGTTGCTAATGGCAAATTTTCTAAAATCTTGTGTTAAATCTTTCATCTTTGTACCTCTTCTAAATAGTTCATTATAAGTCCTGTAATATGCTTTGCAGCACCATCAATAGGCAATGTGGTATAATCTATCCTATTGTCATCCAACACTCTTTTAACAATTCTATCCACTTCCTTTGCCTCTTCCTCAGTTTGAACCCTACCGCTTTCCTGATATTCACCTCCTCTTTCTAGCAAGAAATTGAAATTTTCGAACTTATCGAATTGTTCCATGATGAGTTGATGAAACGCCTGCGAATTCTCTTTGTCATAAACAATAGAAATTGGCAATGGTGAATCACATATAATTACATCCACCTTATCCTTCAATCTCCAAATTTTATGAAACTGTTTTCCGAAGATATAAATCTGGTCATCCATAGTCTTGAACGATTCCTCCCACACTTTATCCTTTGCAAACTCAAGTGCCATTTCACAGTTTATGCCTTTCAGTTTAAGCTCGGAAAATATTCGAGCAGCAGTGGTGCTCTTTCCAACACCAGGACCTGCGAATAAATTAATTACTATTGCCATATATTACTCGATTTTAATTCTCACATCTTCAGGGTCATAGTTGTGAAGACTAGCCCATTCCTTTATTTTCATTTCTATTTCCATTCTGGATGCAGCAGTATTAGGTCTACCTATAAACATGTCAGTTACCTCTTCGCATGTCATATTTGCAAGGTCTTGCTTTGTTTCTGTTACGTTAGAATAGCTATCTGGTATTGTTATTCTCATTTTCCTCTATCCTCTTTTTTTGGGTGGTCATATATTTTGTTAAGTTCCAAAAATCTTCTCCTAAGAAATTTTGTTTCTTTTTTGTCTTTCCCAAGAACATATGCCCATTTAAGTTTTGCTGGAACAATTATTTTTTCAGCTTCCGCATATTTCTTTTTGCTATAATCTCTTAGTTTTTTCTCTATATCATCTGGTATGTTTTCCCACAGCATTTTAGTATCATTTTTCCAATTATCTTGCCACTCGATTCCAAGCTCATCTGCATATCTTCGATAGAATGAACGTGCTCTAAACCTTCTGTCACTAATTACTTTTGTTCTATCATATGGGTTTATGCACATAGTAGCAGCACCGCCTCTCTTAGACACTAGCCACCAATTAGATGCCATGTAAATTGTACCAAGTTCACCAGCAGAAGGGTCACTGTATGCAGTGAACAACCTATATTGGGTATTCTGAACCATCCACCTACAACACCAATTTAGGAACATGGTAGCAAGGTGAGGAGGTGTCCAAGAAGCAGATGCACCCCTATTAACCAATCTTTCGAGATTTCTAGTTTCTTCGCCAAGCATCTTAGAAAACGCATTTGGCATGCCCATTACTATCACCCCACCAAGAAGCCCCCTTTCATCAGTGCCTTCTGGTTTCTTATTGCCAACATATCTGGCGGTAAAATAATGAGTATTATACCATCCCAAACAACCTAGCCATTCATACCTCTCTATAAAGCTCTTACATTCTTTTTTATCTTCATCTGATGTAATATTTTCAAAAACAAAATCAGATAATTTTATCTCAGAAAGGTCTTCATTTGTCCATCCATATTTTTCTTTATCTTCCTCAATAGTATCAACCCTTCTTTTGTATTGATAACATACTGATTTGTCATAGTTGTCAAGTTTATTTAGTAGTTCAATATCTGCCATTTCATTTAAACTTTAAAATTAATATCTTTTTCTGAAAGTATCACACCATATTCCCTCATGTCATTTATCCTGCACAATAAATCAACAATTGATTCATTCTTTATTATATTCAATTTTTTGGTAGTATTTCTATTTTGTGCGAATGAATGCCATTTATTCATGTCTATCCACATAATTTTCTTGGCAATTGTTTCTCCACCTCCCTCTATGCACAATATCATATAGACATATGTGGCTTTTGTTAAAACTGACCATCCAGTACTACCGTGCGATACCACTTCGTAAGGCAAATTACCAGTTTCTAATGCCCTTGTATCAACCTTCACCTCTACCTTTTCAAAAGAATCCAATGCAAGAACTTTCTCGATTTCTGGTAATTTATCTATTGCACCGTCCTTCGATATTACGAAATCTACATCAACAAACTGATACTGTTTATCCTTTGTAACATCAAATATCCTATATTTTTTCCTTGAGAAATTACCACCCTCAAGTGCTAAAAAAATCTTTTCACCACCACCTCCATATTTATTTATATCATGTATATACGATGGTGGTCTTTCTGTTTTTTCAACAACTGCCATAATGAAAAAATTTAAAAGGGGACTTACGTGCTAGCCCCCTTATTAGTTTAGGCATTACTAAGCTTAGTGCCAAGTTCTGCCTCGAAGTCAAGGGTATTCTTAGTTGCCTCCTCATCCAGAGTTGCTGCAAATGCAAGAGTTGTATCAGAAAGTGATGCACCAGTTGCTGCCATACTCCTGTAGCAATTAACAGCGCTATCGATAATATCATAACCCTTGCTAAGTTTAGCTCTTGAATTAAAGGTCTTGAACTTGAACCCAAGGTCATCAGCAGCCTTAGTTGTAGTAATATCATTACCCTGATAGATGAACTCCCAAGAGTACTTGTCAGTCTGTTCCTTAATCTTATCCTGAATCTGCTTCAAAGTATACTCCCTTGATGCATTCTCCATACCATCAGTCATAACAACTACAAGCGTTTTACCAGGCATTTCCTGGTCTGTTCTGTCCTTTTCATAGAGCCATTTACCAACATTATCGATTGCAGTACCAATTCCGTCATTCATGGCAGTCATACCATCTGGAGAATAGTGGAATTTTGCAATATCATTAATGTCAACGCCAAGATACTCTTCCCTTACCTTTTCATTGAACGTGTAAAGCGATACCGTAACCTTACCATCCTTGTTAGCCTTCTGTTTTTCAATCATGCTATTGAATCCTCCAACAACATCATCCCTTGATGGGTACATACTGCCAGACTTGTCAATAACAAACACAAGATTAATCCAATTTACATTAACTCTTCCCATTAGCTTAAATTAACTAAATTTTTATTTTCATTATTTTCTATATTATCGTATATTATACGAAGGTTACCAGTGCTATCAACAGCTACATTCGCATTGTCAATCAATTCGAATATCTTTTTCTTCTGTTCTGGGTCTTCCATCAGTTTAGGATAATCTCTCAGCATTTCCCTCTTTGCCTTAGCCCTGAGTTTCTTTGCTTTCAAACGCATTATCCTAGCTTGTGAAATGCTTTTACTCATAATATGTAGTCATCTATGAATTGTTCTGCTTGTTTTTTATCCATTTCTTTTCTTAGCAGCCCTCTCTTCTGCCTTCTTTAGTTTTTCCTCTTCTTTCCTACGTCTTTCCTCGTCTTCAATCTCTTCAACTACTAGATATGATGTTTCAGCTACATCAACATAGTTCTCATATTTCCTGCGCATCCTGAAGATTTCTTTAGCAAAGTCACCATCAACATTAAGCTTATCCTTTTCACTGTCGTAGGTGATGTTACTTATAGCTCCCTCCATAAGTTTGTTCTTGAATTCATCCGATAACCTATCGAAAGCCTCTTCATATACAACGAGTATGACATCCTTTCCAGTCAAACCGTGAAGTATAGCTCCAGCCTTAGATACCTTCAACACATTCTTCGATTTTGTAACTGAAAGCACCTTCAAATTAATTCCCATCTGTGCAAGACCTGTGTCTTCGAACTTATCCTGCGCCAATTCAGCAATGTCTGCTGCTGTTTCAAAAATCTTTGCCATAATTTATCAAATATTTTGGTTAAACTTATTTTCTTTCGTATTTTTTTTCAACAAGCTCATATATCTTGTATCCTTTCTCTACACATTTATTGTCAATATCGTATGCTAAATCAACAAGGGAATTCAAATTATTACTCCAGCATATATGACGTTCATTTCCTCGTTCATCTATTCTAGTTAAAACATATTTATCCATTTTCTAACTCCTTTACTGGCAAATTAACTATGCTGGCATTTAATCTTTCTTCTCCACCTTTTATATTGGTGATTTTACCGTCTCTTATCCTAACTATCTCACAAAGTCCTGGAGAATATATGCTATACACACAATATTCCTTGCCTTTGTATGTAACTGTATCACCAACCTTTAAACTATCCATTTTTTACTCATAAAAGGTGATTCAACAAACTCAGCATCAACGGTATATCCTGTAAGCCACTTGATTAGCCTAACGTCTGTCGTAGTTATTTTCTCATTTATCTTTATCAGCTTTCCATTGATGTTCATACAATCTGAACTTGGAAACTTGCACACGCCAAGCTTGAATAAACCACATACATGCTTATCTTTTTCCACAATCTCATAATCAAATGGTATGTCGATATCGTTACCCTTACTCAAGCTGTTCTTATAAGTCATACACTTCTCATACATAGGGCATGTCTTACATCCAACCTCATTAGGTCTGTAATAGTGTGCATTAGGGTCTCTATCCAGACCATGTTTCCATGCAATTAAACACGATGTCTTCCTGAACGCATGGGCGCTGTCTATATACTTCTGATTCAAGATGTCAAATATCGAAGTTATCCTTGGTGGAAGATATTTTTTCATTCCAAATCCACAGCCTTCATACGGTATAAAGGGTAGTTTCTCAATCTCAATGAGTTTCTTCAATATCGGTGATACCTGTAATCCACAATAGCCTATTCCAGTATTATGCTCTGAAGCAAGTTTAAACACGTCTTCTATCGTTTCCCAGTCATCATTGATGTGGTTTATGATTGGTCTGAACTCTATGGAGTACTTATACCCAAGTTCCCTGGCATATTCGAGATTATCTCTGAAGCAGCCCATACTTCCCCCATCATAACGTGGGGTTGTGTCAACACCAAACGTGGATAACCCAAAGTGAAGGTCAAGGTTGTATTTCCTGTCCTTAGGGAATTTCCTAAGATTACCTTTAGTGATGATTATAACTGGTCCTGTATGCCCTGCCTTCTCTAACCTATCTAGATACGACAAAGTATTGTCAATTTGTATCATGGGGTCTCCATAAAACAAATTAACAGCTACTGGTATGTTCTTGAACTTTGGATTAATCTCCGTTGGAATTAATCCATAATGTTTCTCATCACCATCATTTGCTCTACAATACGAGCAACCAAGACAATAGGGTAAACTATCTCCTATCATCATGAATGATTTGCCGAAATATGCGTCTTTAAACAGATTTTCCATAATGCTATTATCTAGTGCAAAGATATATAAAAAAAATTAAAAAACAAAATATTTCATTTACTTTTTTTAACTTTTGGGTATATTTTATCATATGGCACGTAAACCTAAAAAACTGTTATACCATATAATATTGACTAATCACGGTAAACAGTTAAGAGACTTGTATTTTACTAATTCTGAGGCTAAAGTGAATAAGAAATTTGCCTCTATGCTTAAGGAAAATAAAAATGTGGTTTTTCCAATGAGATGGAACAACCACGAACACGTTATGCTTGAATGCGAATACGAGCTAGTCATAATTAAAGGTAAAGACGAATTCGAAAACAGTATATCAAAAATAAAAGATGAATATGGAAAATATATCAATTACAAATCATCTGACGAAGATTGGGTCATCTATGACAGAGCGCCATACTACGTCGAAGAAACATTCTGGGTATATGGGTATCACCCCAGATTACAGCGAAAAGATTTCAACTGGATATTTGATACCTTCATTACAAAGGATGCTTCCAACAAATATATGTTTAAATCCATCCAGGTATTCAAGAACAAACTTCTTGTAGACTGCAACGGAAAACTTGAAATGGTTATATGTAAAAATACACAGGACAGTATAAGATTATATAACGCAATAGAAGAAAAAGCCAGAAATAAAAAATATAAATATATAGCATTTATTGGAGATGTTGATGGAGGCAAATATAAAAAGTTCTGGATGAATAGAATACAAGAACTTACACACTGGGATTTGTCAAAGATAAAAAGGGCAAGCACAAGACCATAAAAAAAGAGTGGGGACTGTTCCTCACTCTTTTATATTACATTGTAAACGGTGTATCAAAATCTTTCAACATTGGATGCTTCGTGTCCTTATCAGAAAGTATAACCTTATCTTCTGGTATTTTCCAGTCTATACCAAGTGACTTATCAAGTATATTTATACCTCCATCCAGCTCTGGATGATAAAAGTCATCGCATTTATACTGGAATACAGCAGTATCACTAAGAACCGCAAAACCATGAGCAAACCCCTTAGGTATAAACAATTGTCTATGATTATCTTCAGTAAGTTCTACTGCAACATGTTTACCATAAGTTGGGCTATCCTTTCTCAAATCAACAGCAACGTCCAATACAGCCCCTCTAACGCACCTTACAAGCTTTGCCTGTGTATGTGGCGGTCTTTGAAAATGAAGCCCTCTCATAACACCATAGGAAGACTTTGATTCATTATCCTGAATAAAATCTACAAACCCAACTTTGTTAATAAACTCTAGGTCATTGTATGACTCAAAAAAATATCCCCTTGAATCCTCAAATATCTTTGGTTCAATGATAACAACTCCTTCAATATCAGTTTTTATAACATTCATAACTATTTTTTCTTAATTATAATTTTAGCCAATTCAAAATTAATATCTATCTCACCCTCTGAAGGCACAAATTCCTCCTTCTCATCCTTTCTGTTCCTGTAGAACAAGTCTTCATCAACCAACTTAAACTGTTCTTCGTCCACATAAATAGTGAGATTAGCCTTTTCAGTTATTCCATAATCTCTAAGTGTATCACTGAGTATTGTGCCAATACTGAATATGCTCATACTACTTAAATTAAATTCACTCATACTAACCAAGCATCTTTAGGAAATTATCAAATTTATCCCAAAACGATTTCTTTTTCTTAACCGTTTTGTCTATGTCTCTTCCCATACTACCCCTGAGTTGTGCTGCAAGAGCATTCTGGTGAGCTTTAAGTGCAAGCTCAGACATTTTCTTTTCACTTTCCAGGGTAGTTATCTCCCTATCAATAGCAATATTACTCACCTCCGTTACTCCTTTCCAACGCCTCTTGCACTGTATGTATTAGCCATACAATACCAGATGCAAAGAATCCATCTATAATCATTATTACCCACCAAGGGGCAAACATACTCATAAGAAGCGTTCCTGGCGTTAGAGCAAGCTCTGGTAGTAGCCACGAATTTGCTGCGCTAAGTATAAACCCAACCCATGTTGGGAAACAAATCATACACTGGAATAATTCTCCAAGATTTGGGTGTATCTTATCTGCAAGACAACGTATATGGTCATAAATGTGCATCGGACCATGAGCATATACAAAATGGTTTGATATACCATATGCAACCACACAAAACACAAAAATAATAATCCACTCCATTAGTCTCTATTCTCTTCTACTGTTATTTGTCCTTCATCAACCCCTTCAACTGCTTCTATTTGCTCTTCTGATGGCTTCTCAGCCTCTTTCTTCTTCTTGGTGTACTTCCTCTTAGGTTTCTCCTTTTTAGCCTCTGTAATCTCGAATTTCAAAGTTTGCAATTCTTCGAAACTATGCCTTGAAAACAACTCTTTAAGTTCTTCAACCTTTTCTTTTAAGAGTTTAAGTTTTGAAACTATATCCTTATTGTTCTTTATTGTCTCTTCAACAAGGTCGAATATGTCTTCATAGGATGCTTCATTACAGTCTGCATAATATATAGCTTCATTAGCATTAGCCTCTGATGGAGTTACCTTTATTTTACCATCCTGTGAAGGGTATATCTTCCAGCTTGAAGGCAGTACAACTCTTACCATAAGAGCGTCGTTATATACTTCAATGGCTCTGAAGTATGGGCGCATACCATCCATTCTCTCCTGTAACGTCTTCATTTTAGAAACCACATATTAAAATAGTTAGTATATATGCAACTGACGCACCAAATAGTGTGAGGTCTTTATCACTTTCGAACAGTTTGCCTCTCTTAAAACGGAACACACTAACAATGTGCAATGCATCCAGTATTACAGTGAACCATGCCATTATAAACAAGAACACTTTTATTTGTAACAATATTGTCATCATATATCTTAAGATTTATTTCATTAAATATAATAAAATATAAAAAAAAAGCTTGAGAAACAAATATTTCCCAAGCATTTATCATGTTTTAGTTTAACTTATAAGATATTGTTACGCCACCTACAATACCCCATTGCTTATTTACTGGGTCATATCCAGCCGTAACGCCAGGACCTATTGAAAATCTATCCCAGAAGTTCTTTGTTTCCTTTTTGTGGAAAACCGTAACATCACTTACTGTTCCACCATTATCAGGCTTTATTGTAACATGATTGGCATCACCATCTTCCTTATTAACAATAGTAAACTTATTCTTTACCTTAGCCTGTATTGAATACCATTTTGGTTCAGTAAACGAATTCACATTCAATTTGTATTGAAATGTATCGTTTGGTTCACTAACATATTCATAAGTCCTTGCAACTGATGGTATTACCATAGGGGTGGTATCATATACTGTACTGTCCTTTATATTAGGCTTAACTGTAGAATTACCAGTATTATATTCTTTCTCGTGATAGAACTGTACAATATAGTCAATTTTATCCTTATACTGTTTCAAGGAATCATATAGCTGTTTATTCTCTTTCCTCAATGAAGAGAATGTCTTGCTATAGTATACCTTGTTATATGTATTCAAGCTATCATAGTATTCTATTTCATCAACAAGCTTGCTTGACTCCTGATACTGTTTATATGAATACCATAACAGGCCACAAGTTACTATAAACAAAATAAATACAATATAGAAACATTTTTGTTTCATAACATTATTTATTTAATTTTTGCCTTCTTAATTGAACATCCAAATCAAGAAGTTCGCTTATTGTATTACCGTAAGCCTTCATTTTAGCTTCAATAACCTTCTTATCTGGTAAATTTTCACTTCTATGAAATGATATTCCTAGGAATCCAAGTGGCTCATAAGTACCATTAAGATAAATGAACGAAACATATTTTCCACCATCTTCCTTCATTGATTTACCAAAATCATAGTCGATTTCTTCTACAGAATCAGCAGTTCCAACAAAGAATTTCTCCTTGTACATATAGGTAGGGAATACATACATATTCAATGGAACATCCTGATATTTCCTATATACCCTGTCAACCCCATTTTCCCTATTTGCTGCCTCATATGACATATCAGCATACCTGAATGGAAGTCCACTTATGTTCCTCTTACCATTATGAAGTTCAAATATAAACACTCTATCAGCATCTAATGAATACATAAGAACAGCAATATCGTGTTGAACTTTTGGTGTCACAACAAAATCTCTTAAATCCTCTTCTTTCTTCGTATCACCATCCAACATTTTGTCAGAGGTTTTAGCAATGAATTCCTCATTCTGAATTACATTGTATGTGAAATATCCTATTAAAGCTGTGGCTAGAAAGAAAAACATAACAAAATATACTTTTAAAATTTTCGTCCACTTTGCATTCGCTATTGTAGAAGTAACCCATTTTGCAACTTGTGTGTAGATTGGCTCTTTCTTTGAACTAGGATTTATATTAATATTTATGTCTTTGTTTTCCATTTCTTTTTCCTCTTTATATTAATTAAATCTTATTATTCATTCATTAACTTTCTAGCCTTGTTTACCATGTCGGTGAATTCTTTGCCCTCCTGGATTCTGAAAGAAGCTGTTGTTTTATTTGCCTCTGCACTCTTGTATCCCCAAAGCTGCTTTATTCTCTCCTTCTGCTCGTTTACTAGAGTCATGTTAACCTTCTTGGTAACCTTAGGCTCTTTACTGTTCCATTCAACAAGATACTCATTATCAGCAGTATCTCTCATAATAAATTTCTTTCCCTCTACCTTCAGCTCATCAGGAATCTTGGTCAACATATGTCCCTCTGAAATGAACTGTGTCTTAAAGGTAAGCCTCTTGATTTTCTTACTCTCGTACATAGTACTGTCGTTATCTTCAATATCCTTTTTATTTAACTTACTGCCAGTAAGTCCTATTTCAGCAGCAGTATCCTTGCCTTGTTTAGCCGCTTCAGCATGCTCTTTTGCTGCGTCATAAATTTTACCATTCTTGTCGAATGTTGCATTGCCGAATTCATCATCCTTATGTTTATCTTCGGCATCCTTTGAAACGTAGCCCTTCATCTGTGACTTAGTTCTCTCCTGAAATGGCTTATTGATATTGTCATAAGTAAGGTCATGCATACCCTTGTTATCAGTAGCTGATATACCACCTCCAGGGTTCTCATTCTTCTTACCGACACCACCATCGTACTTGTCTGTTTCCTTCTTGATGTCGTTGTAGGCTTCCCTATTAATCTTAGCAGATTCTTTGTCGCCAAACATTACGGGTTTAAACTCGTTTTTACTAGCCTCTTCGTGTAGAACCTTCCTTAACTCTCCTACATTAATTTTTGTTACCATAATTTTATAATTTATTGAAATTGATTTATATACATACCCCTAAGAAGCTGCTCAAACATCAGTCTGGTCATCTTCCCGCCATCAGGGTTTTCTTTTTCTCTTTCTTCCTTGAGCTGGTCATCAATCTCTTTTACCTTCTTGATAACCTCCTCATTTGCTTCGTAGTCTATCATACGTAATTCACTGCTATTGAATGGTTATCCCCACCTTTCCTGTCAGAAGCATCATCTCCCAGTTTATCAACCTTTTTATCAATAGGTTCACCAACTGGAGATGGTCTTCTCATTATAGGAAATACAGGACGGTTAACATCACCAGAAGAACTGGCATCAGTCTCTGCAAGTATTCTACGTACAGATTCTTTTACCAACCTATGTAAATCACTTTCTGTTAACCTAATTATTTGCTTCATCCCTTGTGCCCAACATGTTCTTCATTTTTATTCATTGCAATATCACCCTTTGGCCTACTTGTAGAATCACCCCAGAAATCATCGTTATTTCCGTCATTCACTGGTCTATCATATGCCGCAGTAGAAGATATCTGGGCATTGTTTGCTCCAACTGGGGTGCTACTACCTCCTGCAAATCCACCTCCTGGTGAACCAGGGCCCATTTCTTCTTCAATAGGTTTTTTTGCATTATTCCTCTTTGGCGAAATAGGCTTATTACTCCTTTTATTTAAATGGAAATATGGACTGAATGGATTTTTGAAATCATCTTGTTCCATTTCTTGTAAAATATTCTGTACCGACTCTTTCACAATTTTATGAAGGTCACTCTCTGTAAGTCTTATAATTTGTTTCATATTTTTATCCTCCTTGACCTGGAAATAATTCTCCTACATAGCCATTATTTTGTGTGTTATCTGGTTGTTTGTTGGCAGTTGCCCCCTGTCTGGTGGCAGCTTGTCCTAAATTTAGGCTACCTACCCTTTTTTTTCTAGCTAAATTTTGTCTTTGTTTGTACAATTCAGCTTCTTTTTTTTCTAACGCCTCTCTCTCTTTCTTTGTTAATTTTCTTCCACCAGTATTACCTTTATTTGTTCTAGGCGTACCAGCCTTACCTTTATTAACTCTAGGTTTACCAGTAGTAGAATTTACCTGTGGTGTCATTCCTGGAGTTGTTGATTGAGGTTGTGAAACATTTGGTATTTCCTCATTTCCATATTGACTATATGTTGGTACTTTTGAACCATAGTTTGTGCTATAACCTGGTGTCTGCTGATTAGTAGGGTAGAACTGATTCATATACCCTTCTGGTGGCGCATAACCGTTTTGTCCACCCTGTTTGTTCTCTGGTGGTGGAGTAGGAGTACCGTTATTAGAGTCTTTCCAAGGGTCAAATGGCTGATTTAGGCTATTATACTTTTGCTGTAACTGGCTATTTCTATCGTATAGGTCATTATATGCGCTTGACATGTCGCCATAAGCTTGCTGTAACTGGCTATTATTCTGCTGTAACGTGTTATAATCACCAGACATCTGCTTATAATTCTTGTTTAGTTGATTGTATTTTTTTTGCATATTTTGCCTATCAGCGCCCCAAGGATTCTGTACTGATGTATTCATGGCATTACCAGGTTTCTGGGTGTTTTTTGCCATCTTTGCAAAGCCAGTAGATGCTTTACCTAACATCCTACTAGTATTTGTTATTTCATCAGCAATCTCTTTGTTACTTGTTTGGTTAGCTATGTTTTTCAACTGTGCAAGAGAGTCTTGAGCTTGTTTTGCATACTTATTGAACTGAGACGCAAACTTACCAGTCTTGTACGTCTGACCAAGATACCAATTACCCTTACCAATTCCTCCTAATGAGTTCTTAATACCAGCCCATGACGGTCCAAACTCAGTAAGGTACTGCTTTACAGTATCCTCAACGAGTATGTGTAAATCATGCTCTGTTAATCTTATTAGTTGTTTACTCATATATATGGATATATATTAACCTTCATGGTCATTTTCTTCCTCTTTTTCTTCTTTGAAAGGAGACAGCACTTTTTCGTCTACCTTTGAAATCTGAAAAGTTTCATCCTTATAGTTTTCATCCTTTTTCACCATAGTACTGTCAGGGTCAAACTGATAGTATCCAAGTATTGCATCAATCTCTTTCATTATCTATTAAGTTTTTCTTTGTTATTTTATGATTCAAATATCTTCTGATATAATCTCCTTACTTTCTTCTTGAAGTCCTTCTTAGGCACTTTATATGATATGTAGTACCTTGATTCTATTTCTCCAGTCTCTTCACTGTGAGGCTCATCTATCTTCTCACTCATCTTTATGATATTTGCATCACGCAACATCTTCCTGAGTTTTCCGTTGTGAAGTCCCCTGTCTCTAAGTATCTGACTAGGTTTTGTATTAATTGGGTCTTCAAGCAGACCCTTTATGAAATCCCTTATCTGTTCAAAAAAAAGAAGAAATGAAATTTTTTCGCTAGATTCGTCTATCAGACGTTTTATTTCTGGGATTCTATTTTCATTAATATATATTATTTTCATTATCTCACAACTCCTCCTCTCCAACTGCTACTTCTGTTGAAGAGAGTTCTGTACAGGTCTTCAATTGCGTCTGCAACAATCTCCTTCACAGCCTTCTTGAACTCCCTTGAATCATACGAAGATGCCAATTTGCTGGTAACTGCCCTATCAACATCTGCCTTGCTTATTTCTTCAGATATAATCTGGTCTATTCTACTTTCATTAATCATCTTCATATAATACATTATTTTCTTATAAATATCACATAACAATAAAAAAGGTAGCATCACTGCTACCTCTTGTATTGTTATTTTTCCTTATTTGCTGCTTTTTTAAGCTTTTGCATAAGGTCACCATCCTGTGTAATTGAATCTTTCCAGTTAAGGAATGCATTTCTTAGCTTTCCTATAGTCCTCGTATTCTCTTCAGTCAACTGCATTGCCTCTGCCCAAATGTATACACCCTGACCAGATGGGTCATTATATCTGAACTGGAATGACAAATTAAGGCTTTTAATATCACCTTCAAGTGTCATATCCTCAGAATCTGGATAATACTTTAGAGCACCCTCATCCATTGAAATATTTTCTCCAATGGTCTTTTTAAGCACCTCTTCCTGGGATACTCTCACATCACCGAACTGTGGTGTGTTTGGGCGAATCTCAAAATAATTTTCATGTGCAGAATCCTCTGACTCTTCTTCCTCAGAAGAATTACTTTCCTCTGTCAAGATTTTTTTTTTATTATCTCTAACAGCTTCTTCCATAAGAGTTTTTGACCTAGTGAGGAAATTATCTTCCTCCTTAGCCTCAACTACAAATTGTTCGGCTGCTTCACGTGCCTGCCTGTCTCTGTTCTCTCTAAGTTTTGCAAGCATCTTCTTTGTGATGTTCATTTCCTCCATATTTCTTAATAATCTACTTCTTGACCGTTCCAAATATATCCAAACATACGTCTGAACATTCCTGGGTCTTGCTTAGTTTCCTCGTGAATCATATCCTCAACAGGTACAGCCTCTTCCTCTGGTTCAGCTTCTTCCTGTATTTCTTGCTCTGATTCAACCAATACTGCTGGGTCACCGTTCATTACCTCTACTATTGGTTCTGTATTATCTTCTATAATTGGGTCAACAGGAGCTTCAAATTCTTCCTGTGTTACCTCAGGCTTTGTATCAATTTTCTGAACGGTTTCTGCTTTTTTTACTTTTTTCGTGGTTTTATTCTTAGCCATATTTACTGTATTATTAATAATAAATATTATTTAAATCATAATTTCCTCCAAATTATCAAACATCATTGCACTTGAACGCATTTTCCTTATTGCATTAAGCTTAATCTGTCTGACTCTTTCGCTTGTTATTCCAAGTTCTTTACCAATTTCTATTAGATTCTTTTTGTCACGACCTTCCATCCCGAAATAATCCAATATTACTGTCATTTCTCTCTTGGAGAGTCCACCAAACATTTTACCTAAGAGATTGTTTTGTAAAATTGTATTCTCAGTGGAGAAAATATCTTCCCTTACTGGAGATTGAAAACTATCACAAATATCATCCTCTTCATCTACAAGCATATTAGATATTGTTTTATCATTACTGACACCATTTTCAACCTCAACGAACTCAGTTAATTTCTTCTTCTGAATAGCATCCAATATAGAATGCCTTATCCACCATACAGCATATGATATAAATTTAACATCGTTTCTCTCATCAAATTTTTCTATGGCTTTTATTAAACCCATATTACCTTCTGAAATCAAGTCACCCATTGGAACACCCCTGCCAGAGTATCTTTTTGCCACGTCAAAAACAAATTTAAGATTCGCTTCAAGCAGTTCATTTCTAGCTTTTGTGTCACCTCTCTTGGAGAGCCTTATGAGACGCTTCTCTCTGGCTCTCGTAAGTGGTTTTGTTTTCTTTAAGTCATCATAATATAGCCTGACTGTATGTGTAAAATCATTTGCATATTGATTCATAGTTTTAAGTTAAACACTATTATATTTCCACATAAACCCAAGACAAGTCTTAAGTTTACCAGAGCAACACCTACCTATATCACTAATAGATTTAGGATGACCAAGAGCCATAGCAGCTTGTTTTTGCGAATTAAAACGTTTTATAAATTTACCATCTAACGTATATTGAAAAACTGGTTTACTATTATCATGGATGATTGCTGGTCTTTTACCTTTCATTCTTTTGGATATTTGTTCGCTCTTTATTCTTTTTAACTCTTCAAGGTCAAATGCTGAGTTTTTTATTTCTTCAAGCCACCCATTATCCTTGATAATACGATATAAATTTTGGTGTTTACTATGAAATGACGATATGTTTCTATATTTTTTAGCTATTTCAATACAAAACTCTTTAGTGATTTCTCCCTTAGAAAAATTGTGTTTTCTACCCCCAAGACTACCAGTTTTAGCTTTATTTAAACATTTCCATCCATTTTTTTTATATTCACATAATATTTCTCCTTCTTTTTTAGACGCTTCACAAGAAGATAAAAATTCTGTCAATACAATTGGTTTAGGGATTGTTATACCAGCATCTTCACAGTATTTCCTAACAGAAGATAATGTTGTTGGGTCTCTATGTTGTTTATCACGTTTATCAATATCATATGTAAGTCCAATATAGCACGTTTTATTTGGTAATTCATAAACGTATATACACCTTTTAAACATATCACCTTTTGGCTTCATATGAGCACATACATTGTCTAACCACCCATGCGTTACTGCATAACAATAGTTTGCTACATCATTATTTTTAAATTCCATTCTAGAATTGTATTTTTTAGCCGAATCACATACTTCTTCATAAGTTCTAGTTTTATGTGGTGCTGTTTTTATGTGTGAAGTTATTTCATCATACCACCCCATATTTCTAGAATAATTAAAACACGACCTATCGCCATTTTTAAAATCTACTTTTCTATTATATTTTTTTGCTATTTCTAAGCACTCTTCAAACGTAAAAACTCTTTTTTTACTCATACCTATATCAAATATTTTAATATAAATACAGATAACATGAAGTTTGTGGCTATTTTAATAAAATTTTACTGACATTATTATTTTTTTCTACTACTATATGGTTTTGACACCAGTCTCTTATTTCATCAAGATGTGAAATTAAAATTATGGAATCATAACTTTCTGATATTTTAACAACTAAATTCTTTAAACTATCATAATTATCTTTTGCTATCCTACCAAAAACCTCATCCCAAACAACCATATTACACTTAGGAATGGTTGACATATCAGCAAGCACAGCTCTTAATGCCAATGCTGATGCTGTAAGTTCAAACCCACTTCCACCGTGAAGGTTCTTATACACTCCGTCCTTTATTAAATAGAATGTAACATCGTTTTTTGCGTCAATACCAACTTCTACATCAAAATCGCACACATCGTTAAGAAGTCTAGAAAGTTTTGCATTAATAATTGGAAGTGTCCTTCTTAATACCATTTTTGATATACCGTTCTTTCCAACAAGTTCAATATATATCTTCCAGTTTTTGATTAATATTTCTTCTTCCTTTATCTTTTTTATAACGTCTTTCCTGTCTGCAATTTCCTTTTCACAAGTCTTTATATCACTCTCTCCACTTGAAATGTGGGAAACGTTTGTATCCCTGGCATTCCTTTTACCGTTGATGATTACCTCTGTATTACGTATTTCAAGGTCTATACTGTTGTTTTTATTGATGGCCTCTTTATTATCGTTATACTCTTTCATCAGTTGTTTATGACCAAGGCACTCACTTCTAAGACGTTCTATATTAACTTCAAGAGCAGATTTCTGCATCATCATAGAGGTTTTCTTAGTATACAACTCTCTACTTTCTTTCATTTTTTCGAGTTGTACTGACACCTCATCACGCTCTTTATGTATCTTAGCACCATCTTCTTTTATTCTAGCAAGTTCTTTTTCAAGTTCAGCTATCTTTGCTGTATTATCAACATTATCAAGTTTCCTACCGCAAGTAGGGCAAATTTCACTTGATTTAAGATGTTTAATATTATGGTCAACGGTTTTATACTTTTCAATGGAAGATGTATAATCAACAGACAACTTTGTAAATCTTTCCTGGAGCTTATCGTATTCTTCAACAGAGAAACTGACATCACCAATTTTTTTCAGTTCGATATCAATATCTTCTAAGTTTTTTTTCTTTTTTTTACCATCCTCTACGCAATCGTTATACTTTTTTGTGAGTGTGGTTATATCTATCTTTAATATGTCTCCGTCAATAGTTTTTTTAGAAGATAACAAAGCTGATTTATTCCTCTCAAGAGTCTCGATTTCCTTATCAAGCGATTTATTTTCAGCCTTATATTTCTTGATATTATTCTTAAGCGTTTTGATTGTGATGTCATATGCTTCTATCTCCTGTGAAAGAGTTTCAGTATTATATCTGTTAGACAATAGGAAAGGTTTAACTTCCTGATTAAACTTCTCCCTTGCAATCTTATCTTTTTCTTCTATTGGTAACAAACCAATCCATCTTGCAAGAAGTCTCCCCCTCTCAGTTTCTTTCTTCTCAATTAAGTCATCAAGAGTTTTGTCCGTTATTGACATTATCAAGTCAAAATCACTCTCACGACCTATAGCCTCCTTAATTACTTTATTTGTCTGAACACTATTCTCTTCCTGCTGGTCATCAACATATTCTTCAAGAGTCTCCTTATTCTCGCCAACAATCTTATAATATTCAACCTTTTGAGTTGTTTTACTTTTATCACTTCTTCTTTCAAGTGCTGGACGTGAAATAGTTCTCTTTATGATATAGTCAATCCCATCAATTGTAATACACCCTTCTGCCGACATAGACGTGGCTTCTGGAATGTATGAATTAAATAGTTCTGCCTGTGTTTTATAACGTGCATTAGTACCAAATAGTAAGAATCTGATGAGGTCTATACAAAATGTAGTCTTACCTCCCTGATTAGCTGGTTCACTGCTTAGGAGTACTAGTTTTCCAATATTGGTAAAATCAAAAACATTGCCTCCTCCATAGCTAAGGAAATTATCCCAGCGTATCCATTTAATACTATACCTCTTATACTTGTCGTAAATCTGGTAATCAATTTTCGCATTTATCTCTGAGTCTATTTTTTTTATTAAATCAAAGTCACAGTCAGTTACCTTGTTCAATTCAAGCCATTCCTTAAAAAGTTGGACTTGAAACACTGGGTCTTGAATGTTCTGAATGATTTCTTCATTCATTGAAATCTCTTTACCATCACTATCAATAACCATGAACTCTGGTATAACCTTCACTTTGTCCCTTGGGAGACCATATTTCTTACTAGCAGCTACCTCTATAGAATTAAGTTTGTCCTTACTGTAGTCATATGGTGAAACCTTCCAATGAAGATGTATCTTTGACTTTTTACCTACGTTAATCATTCTTATCCTTTTTAATTATACGAATTTTTCTGACAGTTATATTGCTCTTTTTTTCTTCTTTTTTGTTACTGTCTTCTTCTCTGCTACCAGGTCGTTCAACTGGAGCTTCTTGGCTCTTCTGTTCTCTTTTATTTTCTGAGCCAGGTTCTTTCTTTTTTCTGGTTTGTCTCTCATTTTTAAAATCTTTAATACCTTTATTTTCTCTATCAATGTTATCACCTGGTGATACACCATATTTGATTATACTTAACCCTTGCGTTGCGCACCTATTAGCAAAAGCATTGATGTCTTCAATCCCATTAACCTCGCAGTACTCGGCAATTGCCTTACACAACGAGGGCTTTAAATACAATCTCTCCATATTATGAAGTTCCTGCTATTGTATAGTTATTAATATAGTCTGACGAAATGTTTTGTATTAATGTACTAACCGAACACATGCAATCCTCTCTTATCCTGTCAACCTTATATATTTCCAAATCATTAAGTCTACTCTCAAGGTTGTTGAAAAGGTATTCGTACTTGTTTAATCTTTCAGTAAGCTTTCGATTCTCATTTTGCAAATCAAAAACCATCATTCTAAGATAAGGAGTATAATTAATTATTTCGTTATCTTCGAGTTTTTTAACTCTTTCTTCAATAGTTAATTCTTTCTTTTCTTCTTCCATATTGCAAAGATATATAAAAAATATTAAAAAACAAAATAATTTACTAAAAAATATTTAAATATTATTGGCCAAATATTATATTTTGTTATATAATATTAATATACTATGGATAGTAATGGAAATAAGATAGCAATGGGTTTAGATGTCTCAACTCAAACTATTGGTGTTTGTATTTTGATAGATGATGGCTCTGATTATGGTAAAATAGCAGAGCTAACTCACATAAACCCAAAAGTCCCTGGTAAAATTAAGGGAATTGAACAATTGTTCCTCAAGAAAAAGATATTTGAGGAATTCTTGTTAAAATATAAGGATTTTGGAATTGATGAAGTTATAATAGAAGAGCCTCTATTGAGGTCTAATAATGTGAATACTGTATCTACACTCCTTAGATTTAATGGAATGGTATCCGATTGTGTTTATAACATTCTAGGAATTGTTCCAGAGTACATATCATCGTACAATGCCAGGGAGTATTCTTTCCCAGAACTTATGTCTATCAGAAAGTACGGTAAAGATGAGAAACAATATCCTTACAATAAGATAATGAAGGAAATAAAAGAGTGTAAACTCGTTCTTTTCGGAGGCTATCCTTGGACAATAGATAAGAAAACGGTTATCCAGGGCAAAGTGTCAGAATTATTTCCTGACATAGAATGGCTATATGACAAGAAAGGCGAACTTAAGAAAGAGAACTTTGATGCTTGTGATGCTTACGTGGCAGTACTAGGTCATTTAAATATGCAGAAGCATGGAGAGTTGTCATTCAAGGTAGAAGAACTAAGTGCTAAGAATGAACCTGGAAATGCCATTGTGGTGGACTACAATGTTTTATATTGGGATAGAGTGGAACATAGAACCACATACATAAATCATGAATAAGCGAGACCCTGAAAAGAGCCTCGCTTTTTTTATAAGTATAGAGCCAACGGTATACAATACAATTAGCCAGTTCATTATTAACAGTACATTACTCCTAATGTTACTACAATTGCAAACACTACCATCACAGCAATACCAGTTCCAACTTCACCAAAATTGAAGCTCATACTGTAATTGTGGAAATTACCACCAATCTTGAGAATTTCACCAAGTTCTTTTCGCATCTTAAAATACGAGCCAATAGGATGAGTATCATACACCGTCTTTCGTGTAAGGAACTCTTTCATTGCGTCATTCTCACTATCGGTGCTGTTATAACCCTTGTAGTTGCCAGAACATAGTTTAGCAAGAACGTGATAGAATGCAGCCATATGAGACTTACTTTCAGCTTTCTCGACAATCTTTTCTTCATTGTGCATCGGCACAAAAATGGCAAAGATGACCAAACCAACGATGAGTAAAAAAATACCTGTGTACATAGTCTTTATTACATTTATTTGAAATCTGCTGCAAATTTACATAAAAAAATCGGAACATACAAGCATTGTCCCGATTTTCTTCAATATATTAACCATTTTTAATATATCATCACATTGAACGTATTAATTTTTTTACTATCATTCAAAAGTTTCCTTAGTTTTTCCCTCTTATCATTTGATTTTTGTTCTGACATTACAGCATTAAATCTTTCCTTATGGTATACTTTATCTGTATTAACTACTTTACGTTTACTAGTGTGAATTCCCATCCAGTGAAACCATTTTGATGAATATATTTTTTCGTCAAGGTATTTTACCTTAACATCCTGATGTTTCCAAGAGCAATAATTAAATGATAATTGGTCTCTATGAGAACAGTTAATTACCTCATTAGACCATTCCTTCATTAATTTTATACAATCTTCATTATTGTGCTTTCTTACTAGGATGTTACTCTGTAATAAACCATAACCTTCTGGAAACTTCTCTATTTTATACCTATCCATTTGAGGGTTTACGTTATTACCCACATCTTTCTTCATTGCTAATACTACCTTTGATTCCGCATAAATACAATTTCTTGATGGGTGCTTTGGTACATACACTGAACAATCTTCCTCAATCACAGGTGATAGAAATTCATTTAAGTTACCTTGTATTATGACATTACCATCGACCCATATTGAAAGCTCGTACTCCTTCAAAAATATATCTGGTCTAATCTTTATAAACCTTTGGCGTTTAACTCCAGGTAAAGTAGAAAGTGTCTCATTTTCTGGAATTGGTTTTATATCCCATATACTACTCTCCAATTTTGGATTATCAGTAAAACATATGTAATCGAAACCAGGTGTAATAAATGATGGCTCTATTATGTCATCATATTCTCCAATTATACAGGTGTATACAACATTTTTATTCATTTCATTAGTCCAGTATCTTTTATTTAGTGCGGTCCATTCTTCTGGTGTACAATAATAATGATATCCTTTCTTATTCCAAGAACCATGACCATAGTGTATCATATATTTGTTGATATCTACTTCATTATGTGGTAATTTTGATGCGTTGATATAAAACCCAGAACCAGTATCGTATCTGTCAGAATATGGGTTCTTTACATTATTAGCAAGACCGTGCATGTAATTATCATCAAAATAATGAATATCATTTTCCATACACATTTTGACATTTATATAACATAGATATGGAATCACCCTGTTAATTGTTGATTTTGGCTGAACCTCAACTGTTCCAACGTATATATATTTATCATCAGCCAATTCTGAGATATCACATTTCAGAAGTATGTCAGAATCCAATAAAAAAAAGTTGTCACCAATAAGTTCCATGCATTTCTCAACACTATAGCAATGCTTAGCACTACCCCATCCATTAACTTTACCATTTGATAATTTTTTTCTAGGGTAATTTTCTAGCCATCTATCAAAATCTATTATCTTCCCTTTAGTATTGTCAAATATAGTCACATTGTCAAATTCAGCAGTAAACGGGCATTTATCACTATTATCAAAAATGTAGATAACAGCGTCCTTTACGAATAAATTAATACTCCTTACCAAACACCCAGTAAGGTAAGGAGTATTATAGTGTACGATAACAATATTTTTTTTCATATTAAATTAACTTATCCAACAAAATCGGCATTTGCTTCATCGTTATTAGCCCAGTTTGAATTGTCATCTGGGTTTAAACCGTTTCTTACTAAATACTTATAGGTAAGTATTCTACAATTTTTAGGGTCGAAACCATAATCCCTTAAATCAACATTGAAATAATCTTCTTTAAAATGCCTGAGTTCTTCAGGGTCATATCACTTATAATCCCAACCATTGAGTATTTTACCATTTTTCTTGCTTACAGCAAAATGTGTGTAGTGTTGATTGTTTTTAAATGGTCTCCCTTCTGACAACATATTCTTTAGAATATTCAATGATGCCTCTTTAATAACCTGCTTCAGTTCTGACTCAGTAAGCCTCATCCTTTGCTTTTTGTTTTTTGACTCCATAACTAACTTACCAAAAGAATTGAATAATTTAGACTCATTAGACATAGAAACACCCTTAAAGTAATCCAAATCGTGTTTTATTCTGTTTTCATCACCTGGTCTTAATGGTTTATACGAATTTTCATATCTACTATTTGCAAGTTTTACAAATTGTGACGGATTTATGTTAACAACATAGCTGCCACTTCCAATTTTATCTGCAAGACTGTCATTGATAGCAAATGTCTTATAGCCTTCTGGAGATGTTGCAGAAACCCAAAGTATTGAATCGTACATTAATTTCAATACGCTGAAATTGCATTGTTTTATTTCTTCAATGTATCTGGCTATTTGTTCATCAGTTGCATTTATTTTCTTTAAAGCACTAACCCCCATAGGTCCAGATTTTTTTGGTAATATCTGATTGATTGCTTCTTTTCCAATTCTTGAGAATATATTACCATCACTATTCAGCAAATAGTAATATGTGCTCAAATAATTAGCAGTAGCACCATTCTGGTGGGTATACATTTTTCCCTGTGTATTATCAGTAGAGCCGACTGAAACACCACCCTTTCCAAAGGTTTGTGTCTCGTCGTGCTTTACATCACGGTCTACTATTGGTTCAGCACCATAATCACTTAATATGCCATTAACTTTATCTTTAAATTCCCCATATTTTTTCCCATAACCTTCCTCGTTCTGGAAGTGAAACTGTATTATTGAACTCTTTATAACGCCAACTGGTATTTTGTTTTTATTACTTGCACCACCCTGCTGGTATGCCTTCAACGTTTTATATGCTTCAGTTCCAGGAGATAAGTTGTTATCAATATCTGTGCCAAATTTATCTACATCAATGTTTTTTCCTGTAAGGGTCTTTGGTATGTTAGCAGAACTAAGATAACAAAGTGTAATAAAAGTACCAGGCTTAGAATTGGAAAAAATATCTATTATCTTATTAAAGCCTTCTCTTGCTCTTGGGGTTTTCTTTTTTGCTTCTAATTCCATACCTCAATTATAAATTTTTCATCCAAATAGCCTTTTGAAGTCCCTCATCAAGCTCATCGTTATTTGTTCTATATTTTTCTGCTGCGTCAGTTGAATCAGCAGCGTCTATTGCATCCTGTGAATTGTAATCCTTATCACCGAACACACTACTTACCTTGGTGATGTCATAATAACCACCAACGGCATAGTGACCATTAGCACCAAACACAACAGAATCCTCGTCAAGGTGCATAGCCATAGCCTTCAGTATATCACTGTCCTTAAATTTCTTAGTTGCCATAGTTAATATCTGTCATTTAATCCTTAGTTAAACCCAAATCTTTTTCTTGGATATTTTGTAACACTGTCTATTTTATCTTTATCATTAAACATTGGGTATTTTGCATACGAAGACGCAAAATCATCACCCATTAGTGTACTTCTGTTGCGCTGTGGATGATAATCCATAGCACCTTCCCCTTTATAGAATTGCTTATCTAACAGCGATGACTCCCTATTGTTATAGTCATCTTCATCATCAGCACCGCTTAACCATTCATCATCTGATGTACCACCAATCATTTCCTTTAGTATATGCTGTACAGATTCTTTAACAATTCTGTGAAGGTCTGATTCTGTAAGTCTAATTAGTTTCTTTGCCATAATTAAAAAACGCTTTTATTACAAATAAATATCTTTAAAAATTTGTTTTTCTCATAAAATTACCATATATTTGCAGATATGATACATGAGCTTGAAAAATTATACAATATACTGGCTTCATTCTTAGGTGAAGCAAAGAATGGATTCAGTGAACACAACCTGGAGTTGGAGTTCCCATGTCCTTGTTGTATAGACAGAGATGGCAGCATGGAAGCAAGGAAACACAACCTTGCTGTAAACCTTCAGAAACAGGTTTTCCAGTGCTGGAAATGCTCCTCAATGGGTGAGCCTATGAGAGGTTCAATTATCAAGCTTATAAAAATGTACGGTAATGACACCCTTCTTGCAGAATACAAGGAGGCAATACGTTCCATACATGAAAGTGACCTTTACAAGATTCACTTTAACAATGGTGACTTTAATATTGACACCTCAATCATTAGCAAGGAAGAACTGAAGTTCCCTGATACATTCAAATTACTAAAGAAAGATGACCGTAAAGGATATTATGCTGCAAAATATCTCCACGAAAGAGGTGTCGGATGGGATATCATAGATAAGTATAAAATTGGGTATACACAGAAGGAAGAAGAGCCTGATAAGAAAAAATATTCATTCAGAATAATCATACCTTCGTATGACGCATTGGGTGAACTCAACTACTGGGTAGGAAGAGACTATCTACCAAAGAACCCTAACTTTGAGAGAAGTAAATATGCAAACCCAAGGGCTGAGAAGAAAAATATTATATTCAACGAGGAAAGAGTACAGTGGGATGCAGACATAACACTGGTAGAGGGTGCATTTGACCACATCGTAGTTCCAAACTCTATACCATTGCTAGGAAAGGCACTAGACACCGATTACAAGCTTTACTGGGAGCTTGTAACGAAGGCTAATGCCCATATCAACATATTCCTTGATAGTGACGCATTCCAGACGGTTAAGGAGACATATAAGCTTCTTAATCATGGAAGACTATATGGTAAGGTAAGATATATACCTGTAGGTGGTGATGAAGACCCATCCTCACTATTTCAGAAAGGTGGATATAAAGCAATTGTCGAGCATCTTAGAAATGCCCGACAAATCGATGAAGTCTATTTGCAATAGTTAATCTAATTTTTCAAGTTTAACTTCAATTACACCACCCTGCCATGCTGACAGGAACATGTTACCGCCAGTTTTATGAGATAGCCACAATGGAGATTGGTCAGTGAAAAACTCATCACCGAACATATCATGTAATTTAGCCTTGATAGCACCAATCTCATTTTTTATTTCAGCAGCACGGTCTGGATGCTTTTTCTTGTTTAAATCGGCAAGCTCAGTCTCAAGCTCCTGCTTTTTACTATTCCACATCTTGTATGACGTAGTGTAGTCATCATGTGAAATGAGATTCTTCACCTGAGAGGTGTTGTTATAGCCAGGATACGTAATCCTGTATACTCCTAATATCTTATTTCCCATTTTTATACTCTTTTAGTTTCACTTCGAGACTCTTAATCTTCTTTTTCATTTTCTCAGCCCCCTCTTTAAGCTTGGAGTTCTTCTCTACCATCTTATTGAGTTTAGTTTTATTGCCTTTTATGAGTCCCATATTAATAAACATTTCGTAGTCATCATTGGTAATAGAATACGTCTTTCCGTGAAACTCACCAAATGATGCACCATTAAACTTAATGCCTTCCTTTGAATTAAACATGGGGCATGGGTCATAACTGCCTCTAAAGTACCCATACTCATCCATTATGCCATATTGTATGTGTACTTTGAGGTTACCAAACTCCTTGAGAATTGTATCAAGTGTGATTGGAATTAGTTTACAGTCAGCATGAAAATCTTTCCAAACCATACTCTTGGCTTTCTCGTACTTATCGCCCTTAGCAACAAAAGTGAAATATGCGTGGAGTCCAAGCCTGCTGATTTTCTCCTCCGTATCTTTTAACTTATACTTCAAGAAATCAAGTTCATCCTTGGTTTTTCTTTTCTCATATTCAGTACTATCAAGCTTCTTGCCACAGAATGGGCAATACTCAATCTTGATATAATTCTCTGGACTATTTTCAGCACCCTCACTGTCACAATCAAGCCCCTCATCCTCATAATAACAATCAGAACGAGAACGGTAACTACCAGAACCAGCTAGTGCTAACATATTACCTTTCATTGAAAGGTTTGCTGTCACGCTAACACCTTGATACTGTCCGCAATAAATATTCATTGAGTCATGATTGTCATATGACATCACTCTCTTCTCCTTATTGGAGTCACAAAATTTACACATAGTTATTTATTTTTCGTATCGATTTGCCAAATGCAAGTGCATATTCACAGACACGCTTGAACCAGTCCTGGCGTTTCTTCTCTATTGTAACCCATTCTTCTAGCCAATACATACTTGAATTGGTGTCCCATGAATATTTACCCATTGTCCCAACTCTTAAATAATTGTTCTATGATGAAATGCTGATTCCTGTTAAGTCCTTTAACCTCCATCACATGATTTTCTTCGTCATCCCAAGTAATTTTTGGTTTACCAACCTCTGGCACGTCATCATTCTTAAGCTCGTTATCGTCTAAGTCGAAATAATATCCGAACTTCTCCATCATTGCTAAAAGAAGACATTGTTCACTATTGGTAGCATTCCTATACATATACTTCTCACGTGTCTCATCAGCCCACCCTATATGAGTTTTTCCATCAGATACAGAGAACTGGTTTCTGTCTATATCAAATGAGCATAGCCAATAAATGAGGTTATTCTTAACACAATCAAACATGTAGATTTGTCCAAGAGACCCTTCATAGTTTGGCTGAAATATGATGTCACCTTTCTTTGCATTGGTAAAATCAACGTACTTCATACTATTCACCTTTCTTTTTCTTTATATCATCGAGAAGCTCCTGAGCAATATTAATCATTTCGTCAAGAGACTTTGCTAACTCTGTAGACTCATAGCACTTAGGCTCTACGTAGTCATCATCTTTTCTGCGCTTATGCCCATTTTCCTTCCACCACTTCTTGAAGTATCGTGGGTGAACGTCACAATGGGATGGTATCTCCTTATAAACAGGAACAGATATCATACCATCACATTCCCATTTCCTACCCACAACCTTGGTTTCACTCCACTTGTAGTTCTTGCATTCTAAACAACTTTTCTTACACATATTATATACGTATTTTGATTTCTGCTGCAAAAGTACAAAAAAAAATCGGATTAACCAAGTGTTAACCCAATCTTTTATAATTCTTTAACAGTCCCAATCTGTTTTTATTTCCATTTCCTTACAGTCTTTACCATATAATCTGTATGTTGGTATACCATTTTTGCGCATGTACCAGCATACTTTACTATAGTCATTATATTTTTCAATGCATGACCATGAAACCTCATCTTCACTAAATTTTCTTCCCATACTTATTTTCCTTCCTTATAGTTAATAAAGTCAATTATTCCTTCAATGTGTAATCTTACAACAGCATGAACTCCCTCGTCTGATGTAAGATATCTAAGGTCATCCTTGTTATCATAGAAAAAGTTTTCTGTCAATACTGCTGCACATTTTGCTTTCTTTATGATATAAAAATCAGCTTCTTTATCTCTATCACCATCAGTCCAATCCTCTCTTATCTTCCTTCCTTTGATATTACTGTAAGCCCTCTTATAAAGGAAATCAGCCAAAGTATCTGAAATTGTTTCTCCCCTTGTGGTATAGGCTTCCCAACCCTTTCCTTCCATCCATTTTGAACTATCACCAACAGCGTTTGCATGTACTGAAATTAGTAAAACATTTGATGCGCCTTCCTTGTTGCAAATTGTATTGATTCTTCTAATTCTTTCAGCCAATGAAGCATCTCCATCCTCTGGTGTAACCAGTCTTGCATCATATCCCATATCTGTAAGTTCATTAACGATAAGATGCGATATGACTCGTGTATATTTCCATTCCTTGAACCTACCTTTTTCAGTAAATTCACCACCGATTTTTATTGAATCATCAAGTATTGGAGATTGCTTGCCCAAAACTTGTGAACCATGCCCATTATCAATAAGTATTACCATATTTTTTAGTGCTTTATAGAAATAAATATCTATTCAAACTTTGTTTTTTAACATTTTTTCTATATCTTTGCACAAAAACCGTTCAAATGAATAAAAAAGCCAAAGAAGACTATATGCATGGTCTGAAAATCTTAAGGAAAGCGTCCAGAGCCAGTGGTTTCAACATATATATCAAGATTATGTCAACCCATTGGATTAAGCCATTTTCTAAATATTTGGCAGAGAAAAACATGTGTGGCATATTTTGGGAAAATGTAATAACACAAGGTAACATAATTAGAGTTCCAAAATGTATTACTGTAAACGACATGCTTCACGGTAATGGAAAATGCCTATTCGTATGGGGTAGAACACCACAAGGTTCTGGATTTTGGCTTAATTTAGAATCAAATATGCTTTCAGACTTTGGTACTATTTACAATGATGTAACTAAATTATTAGAAAAATATCAAAATGATTAAATGTATTATTCACGCAGCCGACATACACATTCACAATTTTGTCAGGCATGAGGAATATGGGGAGCAATTGGAGAAATTCATACAGATGTGTGAAGAAATCGCAAGCCATTATGAAAAAGATGAAGTAAGGATACTACTTGCAGGTGATATTGTAAATCAGAAGAACACAATTAGCAATGAACTAATAATTTTCACTAGCATCTTCCTGAGAAAACTACAAGACATAGCAACTGTTGTGGTAATTAGTGGAAACCATGATATGGTTGTTAGCAACACCACTAGAACAGATACATTGACAGGAATATTTCAGACAGCAAATTTTGAAAACTGTAGATTCCTAGATATGGCGCTTGGATATGAAAGTGGGTGCGTAATAGATGATAACGTTACCTGGGCTTTATATTCAATACACGAGGATTACAGGAAACCAGATATTGAGGACTCACTTGAACAAAAACCTGATAATACTGTAATTGGCTTATATCACGGAACTATTATTGGTGCTACACTAAATAACGGAAGCGTCATGGATAGTGGACTAGACACTGATGACTTTACTGGGTGTGATATGGTTATGGCTGGTCACATACATAAAAGACAAGTGTTGAAAAGAGGTGATGTTGAAATAGTATATCCAGGCTCTTTGGTGCAACAAACATTTGGTGAAACAATTACGCAACATGGATTCGCTGTATGGGAACTTGTGGACGGAGAATGGAAATACAACTTCCATGACATTGAGTCTGACTATGGATTGTACGATATGGAGATAGAATCTATTGAAGACCTTGCAGAAAATAAAGAAAAACTGATTAACTACTAGCTGGTTAATCAGTTTTTATTGTAATATTATCTCTATTTTGAGTTAATTTAAGCTTAATAATTTTATCACTTTTATCTTGTGTAAATTCAATTATAGATTTAAATTCATTAGATACTGGGGATAATAATACTATTTCTACTTTTTCACTCTTGTCAGAACGTTTTGGAGAAATTGAATACTTAAGAGGTCTACCATCATATGTGCAAGCCCAAGACATTTCTTTTGACTCTTCCTGTGATAATATGTCTATTGTAATCTTTTTACCTTCTACTTTTTCGTTTTCAAATTTAAAAGTATATTCTTTTTCTCTTGAAAGTTCTTCGTTATGTATTATTTCTACCACTAATCTTTCTTTATTGTAATTTCTTAGTAGTATAAACCCGTCTTTATTTAGGGTATTTACATCAAGATTAATTGATAATTTATTTCCAGAATGCTTCATAACACTAATTTCATTCAATGAAACTAGTTCAACACCCCAAGATAGCTCCTCACCATCATCATTTGAAATAACAGTAAGCTCATGCTCATCTACTGGATTTACATTGAGGTCAAGAATAAATTTGTTTTCAAAACCATTAATTTTAATCATAATCAAAGAGGTGCTGTTGTTGCTGAAAATTTTGGCATAGAATTACATCCACCTTCTGTAGGAGTTATGGTGTGGCAACCTTTGCATTGCTGTTTGTAATTGTATGTTATTTTATTATCTTCAAAGTAGTAAACATATGGTGCTGATGTTTTTTTTATATCACAATGCGGTACATCAAATTTTATTTCTCTGGAGAAATCGCTAGTATATGCACTACAATCACTAAGAATTGTTGTTACTGTGCCACTAAATGTTAACTTAATCATATCCTTGCCACCTTCTTCAGGGACTACAGGTTCACTAGGGTCATCCTCAATTACCCATTTTCCATTTACATTGTAGTATACTTTAACTGAACCTGAATCAACGCAGTATGTTGTCTTATTTTCACATGTACTTTGGCATTCGCCTGTTGTTTTTGCTTTTTGCACAACTGAATATTCAATAGTGGTTCCAGTATCAACATCTTCTCCGTTATACATTATAGTATTATATTCATCTGGTGTAAATCCAAGTTTTCTAATAACATTATCAACAGTTATACCAGAAGTAATAATATTGTCTTTACAACAATATTTTTCATCTAATTCTTTTGGAACACACTGTGGTATTTCCCAATTTTCAGAAATACTTCCAGATGTTTTTTTAGTGGTACAATCTTCATTTGTCTTAGTTTTTACAAATGAATAAATAACACTGATTGTTTCCTTTTTCCATGACACTTCATTTGTACTAGTATATACAGATAACTCTATAGTTGTCTTCTCAGTACAAGTCCCATCATCTTTATATGTAGTAAAAAATATAGTCTTTTGTGAGCCACTGCAAGGACAATCATTACAAACTTTAAATGTATAACTATTGTTAGCTATATCATCTGGGTATTTTATGACATCAACTCCAGTTATTTTTTCTCTACTACATATTTTTTCATGTTCATTTACACTAGTTAAAAAATAATCATAATGTATTTCAATAGTACCACTAAAACCTTCTTTTACATGAGACGGAACAGCATAAGCAGAAAGGTCAGAGCAGAAATATTCAGAACACGTCTCGTCTTCTTCTGATGGGCAGTCTAGTTTACTTTTATAATATACTGTAGCATCTTCCCAAGTATGCGTCTTAACGTATCCTGTTTCTCCGCTTATCTCTGTATAATATCTATTATCATAGTACTTATTACATCCACAATCACCAGACAGTATCTCTCTTCCAACCCAAGAAATTGTTCCAGCACTTGTTTCACAGTCAAGATTAACAATAATTGGATTGGTATCACTTTCACCTGCACCTATGACTTTATGTCTTATTTCTGCCATTTTAACACTCAGTAGTAAATTTATCACAGAAGTTATATTCTACCTCTAATATTGTTGTAGAAGGTATCATCTGTGTTAAATAATTCATTATAATTTCATCAACATATTTAAGTTCTTCCTGCCCATACTTTGAGGCAAATTTATTCTTCATGTTGAACTTAATTTTTAGTCTCTTGTTGTTAACAATTTGATTGGTGACATCATCCTTAAGTTTTCCCATTGTAGAACCCCATTCTGGTTTAATTTCCCTTTTTGTTGTAATACCATTTGTAATACCACTATTTATTGAATAATATGACGGACATGGATTGATTTCGCCATAAAACTTTTCCCATGCCCCATCCTCATATTTATTTTCATAACCAAATATGTTTATACTATTTATCTTGTTTACTATTGTATATGGTTTTTTACTTTCATCTTCTAAGGAATTATATATCATTTTGGCATTTAATGCTTCTGTCATACTTGATATAGACCCACTAACTACATTATAATCTTTGTTAACTATATCATATTCTGGTATTTTATAGTTTCCAAAATAGTGTATTTTTGTGTCAGCAGATAGGAACTTATCATAATCCTTTATTTCTTCATTTGAATCTATCAGACCGCTAAATCCAAGTAGTGTGTCACCACTTATATAGGTCGAATCATCATATGCTTCGGCAAGTCCTCCAGGATAGCACCTGCTATCAAACAAATCATTGTCAGTAGCATATTTGAATATTCTGTTTAGGTATGTAAAGTATTCATGACCACTATCGTATGACATGTTACCATTATGACCATTATTTCCTTTATAATAGTTGGAAATTGTATTTATCCTAAGGTATTCTGGCTCATTGCTTAGAAGTCTTCTCCAACCGTCAATTGATTGTTTGTTTGCCATTATATTAGAGAATGTGACATCATTCAAAATGAAATAATTGGTATACCCACTTCCAATATCACTTTCATCAATTCTTGAGAAAGAAGTAATACTATATTCTTCAGATTCTCCACTCTTACAAATGAAATCATCTCCATTAGTACAAATGAAATCATCTCCATTAGTACACTTTATATAAGCTTTAACCTCATATCCATCTAATTTATCATCAAGAGAATAAGGTGATGAATATCCGTTTTCATCGTATACTACAACACTTTCATCAAAATAATGTTCTCCTACTTTAATAAATCCTTCTTTCTTAGTTAAAACCACATACTCTTTTTGTTCGCCATTTACGGTTTCAAGCTCTATATTAAATACTTCTCCATCAATAACAGCGATTCTATCGCTTACATTTGTAACATAACACACTATACCATCATAGAGTTCTGATTGTGATAGACTAAGTAACTCTGATAGATTTTCTACTTTTCTAATGCTTCTAATTGTCTCCTTATATAACTTATGATTATCAACAGCAAATGTTCCAGAAAGTCCTGAAGTGGCGGGGTTTTTTTCAACAACATTATAGACTATGTTGTTATCTACATCAAACTGGAAGTTGTATTCCCACTCAGTAGAACCACTTATTGTCTTTGCAAGCCATCCACCATTCATCTGGAAGTATGGATTGCCGTCCAGTTGTTCTCCTTTATTGAAATTAGGATATAAATATCTAGGAGGAATACCATCACCTGTATATTCTTCTGGATATGGGTCTCTATATGACACAGGAATACCCTGATATGGAGTGTACGAATACCCCATATTACCTTCAAGTGTATAGTTAGAAGTTGACCTGTTATCGTATGTTATTGTCTTAGTAGAGTTAATCCAGTCAATGTGATACATCTGATGTATTGTATCCCAGTTGTCTTCAATTCTAGTAGTGAATTGAGAATATTCTGTTATCTCATAATCAGCATTTTTCGAATATTTGCAACTCTCATTTCTGTCAAGCCATCTACTACTTTTAAGACCAAATAAACCAAGAACCATTTCTATACCCTCAATAGTTCCTTTATGTCTCCAGATAGCCCTTGAATTAAGCTTTAGTCTCTTAAGGAATTCGTTATTAACGTCTAGGTATGTGTATTTTTTATCATCATCAAAATAAGGTTTGATTCTATACTCTATTCTACCACTATCAAACATAGTAGTATACACATCCTCGTTTTCTGCTACTGGTCTTATATTGTAATGTGTTTCGTCATCTTCGTCTTTTTCGGAATACCATTTATCAAGACACTCATCTCCAACAGATGCGCCTTCTCCATCACAAACCACAAAGAACCCATTTTTAAGCGATTGTTTTACTGATGAAGTATAAGGTGTAACAGCAGACACAGAACTCTGTGAATATTCACGCTTGAACATTCCAGTTGACCCACTATTCAGAAATTGATAAGTATCACCAGAGATGCTTTCATAAATTTCATTTCCTACTTCAGTTCCAGCACTAATACCAGAAATATATCTTTCAATAAGACCATATGGTATTACAGATTTGATATCCCATCCATCATCTTCACAAATATCAGTAAGGAAATAGTCTGGAATATTACCTCTTTCATCATAGGTTAATCTTCCAGTATTTTTTATATTGTCAATATATTTTTTCTGCTCATCAAATTCTCTTGCAAAAATCCTTATTGCTTTTTGTATTTTTTGACCGCCATCTGTATGTTCTTCCTCTGCATTTTCGTCATATTCACGTGTAAAAGACCAATCAAAATTTTTGATAGCCTCATGAGTCATTGAACGCCATAAATTGTCAGTAAGATTTTCATCATAGAAGTCACCTATTTTTACTAGTCTATTGATGAAATAAGTGTCCGTGCTTGGATTATAGCCACCAGCAGATGTTGGGTATATAAATTCTTCTAGACTTCTAGTATAGCCAAAGTCATCTTCGCCAATTACAGAGAATGTTGACTTATACATAGGATTTGTGTCCATGTTGAACATAATTCTCTGTAAATCATTACACCCACTCAAAAACTGATTTATTATAGGCTGTTTAGGGCGCATGTGCTTATCATTAATTCTATCATCGTGTAGATATACTATATTTCCACCTTCTCCAATATATGCATAAATTTCTCCAAGCCCATCAATAGTTATTGTAGCAATTTGAGTTCCTATACTGCACCCACTGTAATTTACAACACTCCAGTTAGTAATTTCAGTTTTATTACCATTACCATCAATTATTTCATAGTTTTTCCACCCATCTTCAGCAAAATATTTTAATGGGTTTGCTCCCATTGGTAATTTTTCTGAATGAATATCAATACCATATGGGTTTGACACTTCATACATGCTACCACCGCCAAGCCTGAAAGAGCTTACTATTGCCTCGAAATCCTCAGTATATGAAGACTCATAAAAGACAGCTCCGTCCGTAGAGCCAGAGTTTCCAGAAATGCAGTAAAGCTCGCCAGGGAATCTGTCGAGCAAATCGTTTATTGAAGACCTGAATAGTTCAGTAAGAGAACCATAATAAGCAAATTCTCTAAAGTCATAATAGTCATTCTTCAGTATTATCTTAGTATCATCCTGATATTCATCAGAAGAAACCATACCAGAAATAGATTGCAAAGTCCAGTTATCACCACTAATGCTTTGCTCCCATTTCTGTGTATTATACTGATTTGTGGTTCTGCTATCATCACGAACTGTGATAACGAAGTTACCACTCCTGTATATTGGGGTTTGACCAGGTGCGAACTGATTAGTTGCACCAATTGTAGTTATATCTCTTTCGTATATCTTTCCGTCCCCAACCAACTGATGGTCTTTCTTTAAAACGTAGTTGCTATGTGATTTGATTAATCCCATTTTCTTTTAATATTTCATTATTTATCTTCAATGGTTTGACTAAAATCTATATTTCCACTTATATTCTTACCAACCTCATATACAGGCTTTCCTGTATATTCATCCTTCAATGTGTAGAATTCTTTTTGATTATAAATCTCGTTTTTGTCGTTAAACGTCGTAACAAGACCATTATCAAGGTCTCTGAGTTGACTATTTTCAAGCATATAACTTATTGTATCAGCATCATGAGTTGTCATTTCTATATCAAGCATGATTGGCTCGAAATATGTGTTCACAAGCAATATCTTCTGAGTTGGCTTACCAATGAATGGTGTTGCATTCTCCTTAAACGTTGGCGCTGATGATGGAGATACAGTAATAAACGTAAGAGGACTAGCATCTTCATATCTATATGTATACGACTTATCACTTGAAGAATTAGGAGCTTGAACAACTGGTTCGCACCTGTTATTGCTAGTGATTATCCTATAGTAATCCTGTCTTGCTCCTGCATCAGAAATATATATTATCCTATACCCAACAAGCCCATTGTTGGTAAGTGCCTTTTCCCTGGTAGGACCATCTATACTTGCACTGTCAACAACAAGTCCTCTAACATTTGGAAATGCTGTTAGAGAACCTACATCAGTAATTACAGCCTCTATTTCCTTTGGCTTAATATATACAGTGTAGAATCCCTTTTTATTGAATTCACTAAGAGGTAACTGAAGGTTGTACATACCCTCAGTTATTTCGTCAAAATCTCCATTTTCTTTATCCCTTCTTGCTTGAGTAAGTATTGCTGAATCAAGGTGTTTGAAATTAGCATTACTCAAAGAGTCAAATGACCTTTTTTCATGATAGCAATATGATATGTCAACAAGGTTTGGAATATCAGGGTTAGCTATGTTTATAGGAATTGTCGTACCGTATGCTCCAATTGCCATTTTATTATATTTTTTTTATAAATTAGTTATCCATCATCTTAAAGTAACCGTTTGAATATTGTTCAAGTGCTTCCATACTAGTTACTTCACCAAGTTTCAAATGTTTTTCAAATGCTGCATTTATTCCTCTGTCTATATAAATATCGACATCAATGTTTTGCATTACAGCACTACCTAGCATATATTCTTGCCTGAAAACTGGAAATATTTGTGTTGCACTTGTATAGCCACTCCAGCCATCATTCGTTTGTGGTAGTGTCAATTCAAAATCTGCAAGCGCATATTGATATTTATTACCATATCCTGAATTAATCTCAGTCATATCCTGGTCTAGTTCATATACTGTAACTGGATAGCATAAGCTATTGGCTGAAACTGTATTAAATGTGGTTGGTATTTGTCCGTCAACACCCTTTGAAAGCTTATATAGTACATCTTTCTTTTTGAACCTAACAGTTTCTTTATGCTTAACTCCTTTACTATGTATACTGTCGTCTATTGGGCTGTATTTAGTGCCTACAAATAGCGTGTCACCACTATATTGAATTGTTTCAGAAACGCCACTTAGTGTTGCACCAATTAAATATTCAATGTCACAATAAATGTCTGATTGTGCGTATCCACTAATAACCATACCACTAGCAGCAGATTCTGAAGCAACTATTGCACTTAGAGAATTATTAAACTCAGCCCAATTTTTCTCTGTGTCATCAATTACGTTTCCTTCATAGTCTTCATGATAGAATACCATACTTGTTATTATATCCCCATAGTAGCAATCTTTTCCTGCCTCATTAAAAGGAACAATATTTGCAGTGTTACCAACCTCATAAATCAGGTCAAGTGCATCGCCTTGTGACGGCTGATGATTTGTTTTTCCTGATACATCATATCTTCCTTGAATAACTTCTCCAGTATCATCTGTTAATAGACTATTGGAGCGAAGGTCATAAAGTTTTGATGAAGTTTTTCCAGTAATTATACCAGCTTCATACACTTTTATTGTTTGATTTGAATACATTATACTTTCACCAGAAACTTTATAGTTACTATCTACGGCTAAATCACCATTTTCATCAATATAATACACATTTTCGCCTTCGCCATATTTAATTAGATACATAATACCATCGTCATTATAGCAAATACCACTAATTCTGGTATCACCGCTAGATACTAGTGTCATCGACCCTTCATAGAGTATGAAATCAGCTAATTTGGTATTACTACTTCTTTCTCTTGGAAACCATTTTACACCATTATTTTCTCCAGACGTAAAAAATGGGAAAAAGAAAAATTCGTCCTTACTTTGTGGCTTAGATTCGGCATATACTTTTCTGTTATTCCATATTGTATAAGGGGTATTTGTATATTCTTCCCTATACACACAATATGTTTTGCCACTTTCCGTGCTTGCACTATCCACACTATAGAATTCCTCATGTAAAACGTCATATAAAGTATCATCAATAAGAACTTCATCAACCTCTTCAATTGGAAGATATTTTTTAATTTTTTCTCTAACATCATCCTCATTGTTACCAATTTGACGATGCCAATTATCGTCAAAGCCATAAAAGAAACGGGTTGTTCCAGATTGATAATATATAGTATTAACGTCTTCTTCCAAAGGATATATTATTGTGCCATCGTATGTTTCAGCAGAAATTGCCTTAGAATTATCAGAAAATGCCTTAGAATTACCAGAATTTACAACCCAATCGTCCTTACTGAATTTTTTCTCCATATAAGTTGAATTAAAAGTAAACCCACTGCCACTTTTCAACTTCATAGATTCGCCATCTATTGAAATAACAGTACCATGATTAGTATTTGTACTATCACCATATCTTGCTGTTCTGTAATCAATTCCAAGTTCATACTCTTTAGAAAGAATACTGAATTCTCCCATATCATCAATAGATACCTGTAATGAAATTGGCATTTCAATAGCTGTTTCACATTCGTTTTTAGTAAACTGCACAGCTTCGTCAATACAGCCAATTGTTGGGGTTATGGTACTGCTGAAATCTATGTTAGGTAGTTTGAAATCATTCAAAAGGTCTCTCATTTTATCTCCCCCCCTTTTAAAATATTCTTCACAATCACAACAGTCAATAGTATCAGAACAGCTATTAAGAGAATCATATTTTTCTCTTTTTTGAAACCAACTCCTCCATTTTATTATATCAGGATAGTAAAGTTTATTACAATGCCAAGCATCAACAAGTTCTCCTGGTATTTCTAAGCTTGGAATTATATTATCACAAATCCACTCAAACATACCATTATCTGTACGTTTAGTGTGTGCTTTTTCATTTTCATCATCAATCTCTATTTCAGCCACTTTACCACCTCGTTCTATGAACGTTTTATCAAGCTCCTTATACACATCCTCATCAGTACCATATACCATTTGGTCTGCATAGCCATTTTTTGATTCATATGAATAGTATTCAACAGCACTGTTATATTTCAAACAGCAACGTCCCCAATCATTTAACAGGTGGTAATAGTTAGTAAAGAAATAATACCAATCACTTATGGTACTCCATGAAAGACACCTTGTAGTATCAGTTAATATTGGTACTGATAAATTTCCTGGAATAGCTATATTCATTGGAATCATACCATAATTGCTAGGAAATTCGTATTTCCTAGACTTAAGTGATTCTTCATTAAAATAATATGGTTTATTATCACCATTCACCATATATGCTGGCACAATACCTGGTAATCTTGATGTGAAATCTTCCAATGATATTTTCTTACTAATTACTCTCATTGCCTCCAAATTGTGTATCTACGTCTATTACTCCCTTACTAATAGTGTTATTTCTAACATTAGCCCTATCTGAATTGTTTGCTGTATTCTCGTCTTTTATCTTAAGTTCAAATAAGTTAAGCCTTATTTTGTCATCCTCTACTGTAACATACCTCTTGTCAAATACATATCCATATTCTTTATTCTTAAAATCATACACCGCATATAGTGGTATATATGTTTGTGCATATACAAATGATAACGGATAACCTTCTTTCAATATATCTATATCTTTTACATTATCTGTTTCACCAGATAATTTTATAGAATCTACTGGATGGCATTCACCACTTAAATTAGGGTTAGACCATTTCATTGGTATAATGAAAGGTATTGTCCTACCAACTCCAGCATGGTTAAATTCAACTTTCATATAAATAGGTTTCGGATGCAAATTTTCTGAATATTCTCTGAACATATAAAGATAAAATCCTTCTGAAGATGTGTCCGTTTCGTATTTGTTTCTTATAGTGAATCTAGAACTTACCCTCATAGTGTCGCCACTAATTGCATTTCTTCTATCTTTTTCATCATGAGTATTTCCTGTAAAATCATCACTTTCATAATCCTTTTTGGCTTTATCATATTTACCATAATATTCAGTTAAAATAGAGCCTCTATTCATTAGAGAGCCTTTGTATTTTACCACTTCATTTTCAGTAATTTCTTTTGGCTCATCTGTTATTCTAGCAAAATTATTTATATTTCTTCTAGCATTATTTATATATTTTTTAAACATTGCGTGTTCATCCATAAACACTGTTGATGTCGCCAAAAGAGATTGTGTATTGGGGTCTGTAGAATCATAATAAGAGAATCTGAGGAATGACTTAGATATATTGTCCCTTTGATAGAATACGTCATCATCCTCAAACCATAATAACCCCATAAGGTCTGAACTGTTCTGTAACACATTTGCGCATCCTGAGTTACTTACCATACCACTATACGGAAAATAGTCTGTACAAAACCAGTTATCCATAGTACCTGACACAGTAGGGTTATTATACCCTTCATTAACTTTCCAGTTATCTTTATTCCTTGTTCTAAAATGAAGATTAACTTCTATCTCATTTATAGGACTAAAGATTGTTTCTGAGCCAGTATACTCTTTATTATTATTTATGTATTTTGGCACATACACATCTTTTTCCATATCAACTATAGGATTTATAGCCTTTTCTTTTTCCACATCATATAAATCTCGTTTAACAGTGTCTTCTTGCATACCATTTAATGCCACGTCCATTACCAAAGGAAGTGACAATTGTATATATCCACTATTTGCAAATAGAGTGAGGTTATCAATTATATTTTCATAATCATCCGATGATGTTGGCAAATCGTTACCTATAAATCCAATTTCATGAGTGATGTGTCTTGTCCCAAAGGCGTTGTTTTGCGAATATACTTTTACTTCTGATTGCCTGGAGTTTATAAATTCACAAAGATTGGTTGATATCTCATCCCTAAACTCATCATTGAACTCATAGCCATTAAGATTAGGCTTACAAATTAACAAAGAACTTCCAAGTATTGAATCTATAGTAAACTCTACTGGTATTGCTTTATCGGTGTATATGTATTCATTCCCATCTCCATTATCATATACCCTATATGATTTTCCATCAATGGTAACACCACTGAAGAAAGTTGCTTCATAATTTGCAGTAGTTGCACTTTGTTTTATAACACCAGTTTCATCGTCTTTTACATCTAACACTACGTATCCATATCTCTGAAGAGTTGTTCCTTCTTCTTGAATTTTCATTATTTTCATAGGAACAAATCCTCCATCTATATTGACAAGAGCATCCTTTCCATTTTCAATGCCGTTTGGATATGATACATCGTAAAATGTATTACCTATATTAACAACATTACATATCTTTTCTACTGCATTATGTTTTTCTCCGTTATATAGAACAAATTTTTCAACATAATTTTCCCCACTTGTTGAGTCAGTATTTGCTGTACCAGTCATAGTATAAAGTTGAACTATATTATGCTCAGCATTATCTATTACAAGAGAAATTTTATCGCCAACAGAAAAATTATGTGAATCATCTGACAAATATATTGCTAATTCATCTCCAATGTTTGCATTTTGTACTAAATATTGAACGTTGAACTCATTATCATCTATCTTTACATATGAATCAGTATCTTTAAGTTCACTAATTCTAGTTGGTAAGTCAGAGTTTCCTGACACAGTATATATATTTTCATCTACAACGCATACATATTGTAATGTACTTCCACTTACAGCTGATGAACCACTTTGGCTAATTTGATAATAATTGTTTTTGTAATCGATGAAATAATAATATGAAGCAAAACCAATCCTATCAAAATCAACACTCTTATCCTCATATTTTGTAAGAACAAATTTTGTTACATAGATGTAATCAGATTCGTTTTCAAAGTAGTTATATGTTATTCCATCACATTTTGTTATTTCTTCGCCAGATAATGTCAAACCACCTTCATAATATTTAATACCGCCATCAAATCTATCGTATATATATTTCTCTCCATCAATAGTTACAGTTCCATCTTCAATCCATACTATTGTGTCAAGCGAAAGCTCACCATTTATTACAGTGGCTTCAACATCACCTTCTACAACATCAACATGATATTCTCCATTATCGTCTTGACTCCATTCATCTTTTAGCCAATTTTTTATTGTTATTTTAGAGCCTTCAGGAATGGTTGTATCATTATCAATAGGATATATATAATAGAACACACCATTGATATCAGAATACCAATATGTCTGTTTTTTACCAGTGGCTTTATTGATAAAACTATCTTTTTTAATTGGATATCTTTTACCACTAATTTTTACGAAACCATTTCTTGTGACGTTTTGTGAATCAACTTTAAGTGTAGAGAAGTTACTTTTATACCCTATAGATGCTGCTATTTTATCATGCTTATCTATGTGATAATGCTGACTAGTTACTCCAGAAACAAATGAAAGGTCTGGGGCGATGTATTTTTCGCTCCAAACCAATTCATCTCTCTTTAGGCTATTCTCGCCTAATTTAACGCTGTAATTTAACATTTTATCTCTTCCTCACTAAAATAATCATTTTTACCTTCTATTGGAGGTGCAACTCCATCTACATCAATATCTTCCTCAGCATAAAGTCCATAATTGTTATATGGGTCTTGCCTTCTTAGAAATAAGTCAATTTTTTTATTAATATAGAAAGCACCATTTGTGAATGGATAAACCTCAAGACCATCCTCACTATCCATAGAGCCATTATTTACTATATCCCTCCATATATATCTACATGTTCCATCTTTTAGTAAATGAGCGTATGAAGGTACTCCAAGGTTATCTATCTTAAACAGTTTATAATCTCCTATATTATCGCCATCTATACCATCAGCATAATTGCCCTTTTCATCATAAATATTACAAGTGAATACCCTATCATTATTTTTTTCTCCTGGTATTGTTGTTAGGTAATAATACTTATTATTCTCCTGGTCATAAATAATGGACTTATCACCTGGAGTTAAGAAGTGATATTCAAGAGTCGTTATAATAGCAGTATTACCCTCTCCTCTTACAATAGACATGATGGTAAGAAATTCTGGCATAATTGTATTTATTTTCCCAAATGATTTTACAGGAATTCTGTAGTGAGGGATATAATAGTATCCTTCAGGTTTTGAGTTACATCCAGACTCTTCATATGCTTTTATTTTAAATTCACCACCACTATCATAATCATCCTTCTCTATTTCATCATAATTAAATCCACTAAAAAAACTTTCAGATTTTGAATCAATGGCTTCACGCTGTGCTGTATTAAACCTGTGAAGGAATGACTGTATACTTTGTTCTATTGCATTAAAATTGTCATAACAACACAAATCCCCATAATAATGTGAGTCATCATAAAATGATATTTCTTGATTTCTAAGATTTTCTACGTGCCTTCCAGGGTTTATACTACCGCAAGGATAACCAACACGGAACTCTTCACGCACATTTGTTATTATTTTTATGTTATTAGTATTAGGGTCATCTATTGATTCATCAGATAGCTCCAACCCACATGTTATTCTACCAAAACAATGAGAAAATTCTACTGTATCAGCAGATATGTTTTCAGGCTTCCAACTATCATCTTTATAATCAAAGCCATACCATTCCTTATAACCCCTATTATTTTTAACTATTGTAAGGAATACCTCACTAAGCGGTCTGCCAAGATTGTCATGAATGTTAGATAAATCTATGTCATCGGTAAAAACTATTTCACCAATTTCATCACCATATATGTTTTTAGAAAACGCTAATCTGCTAACATGGCTTTCAAAATCATATCCTGGCTTTTGATATATTTCTAAAGGGCTTTCTCCACTTTCTTTGTTATACACAGCATACTCTGAAGATGTATCAGCACTAGAAAACCTGAAATTAGGTAGTCTTGAAAATATTCTTACGTAGTAATCACATTCTATACCATTGACAACTTTTTTATACGATATGTTCTGTGCATTAGGGTCAACATTAACATATCTGTTATCACCTCTTCCAACTACATAATATCTGTTAAATTTATCATCACGATACACGTTTGGTGATTCATTGGTCATGGTGAATGTTCTAGTATTAGCGCTAAAAGTCTCCTCATTTGTAATTTTAACCCAGTTTGAACTAATCTGAACACCCTGATTAAATACTGTAAATATAAATTTATCAGCTATTTCATCTACCTCAGCGTTGTCAATTATTTTAGTTGTGGTAGTTTTTATCTTGTTCTTTATGAATAAATCATTGTATTTTAGTCCTAATGATGCCTTCAAACTAGAGACCTCATCTTCGGTGTCGTAATAATCAGAAATCCTATTTCCATTTTCATCTTCAATCCAATACTGTTCTATATCTCTGGTGTTATAAATATTTACCCTATCACCAGGTTTTAAGCCGTGCATCGATTTACTGTAAATTACAAGCTGAATAGCTCCACTATCTGCTCTTGTGTTTTCGTCAAAATATATTGCTTTAAGAGAATTGATGCCACCATTTGTCTCTATTATATCATCAAATCCATTTGTTGTAGAAGAACTAGGATAAGTAATACAATAATTCCAGTTTTTCTCCATTCTGTTCCTATACTTGTTGTATTTTGGAACAAAGCTATATAAGTCATGACCTGGGTACATTTCAACGAAATCACCACCACTCATATACATTATTGGTCTTTCTATTCTCAAATCCTTTGGGTCTTTATTAGCAAAATCAGCATATGTTTTTATCTTTGATTTATTTTCAAAGCCAAACCAACCGTTATATTTTTCTATTAATCTTTCTTTTTTTGCCCTTTTAAATGAGAGAATATCATCATACAAGTATGTGTGAAGAGACAATAATTTAACACCATCAGCAACACCAGAATCAGCAGGAAAATATACTTTCTCTATTACTTTATTTCCAGAATTATCTCTCATAAGGTCAGCTATTGTATTGAAAGCTGTGTACTCATGATTAAAATTGTCTGGAAGTCTGCAAATACACTTGAAAGTATTACTTCTAATTAAATGATTGTTAAGGATATCAAGCCCACAATGATATACAAAATGTTCTCCGCTACCATCCTCTTTATCATTCCTTGATAATTCAGTATCTCTTATGGCGTTAGTTATATGAGTTACTTTTCCTGAAATAGGGGCGCATGTAGTAATACTATCTGAAACAATTTGTGAAATAGGAGTATCTGCTTGCTGTGTTATAACGTCACCATCTATACTCTGCCACGCAATCGTAGAGCCACTCCAAAAATCCATACTAGCTGGTTTATATGTAGTGCCTCCTGTTGTTTTACATAATTGGTCTCCCCCGAATGGTGCGCTCCCACCAATTCCGTAATTTAGAAAAACAACATCCTTACTACCTTCATATTTTACAACTTCTGATATTCTATTGAAAAGTACATTAGAACAAATAGTATTAACCTGGCAAGTAAGCCTTATTTTATTGCATTTTTCACGCTCTTCAGTGTATTGCTCCATGAGACTTATTACTTTGCTAACGCCATCAAGGGGTAACAGCTTCCTGTTACCCTTCAATTCTACGTTAAGTCCACTACTTGTATTGTTAGACTGTTTGCTCTTACACCTTTCAAGGAATATTTTATTACTTGTCATTTTTTTAATTTTATTTGTTTATTGTAAGCCTTCTATTTGGGCTTTGGTAACTTTTTTACCTCCTTCATCTTCAGGGAGTACTTGATTATTAATCATGTATAATTTAAATGTGGCTGTTTTATATGTAAAGCCAGAACTAGTTCTAACTTTAATGTAGCACCTTCTATTATCCATCCATTCATCACTACCAAGATATTTCATTTCTTCAGGACAATCAGCTTTTACTCTCACAACTACAGCAGAAGTACCACTCACATCATATTCGCATTGATTAGTTTCAGGATTAATAGCACAAGCACTTGTAGTTGCTTCATAAATTTTACTATCATCATTAGGGTCGATGAAAACAACTGAATATTCTACAAGCTTATTTAACACATTTTTTACACCTATATTTTCACAGGCTCTATCATTAGGGTCTTCTTCAGGTGGAAAATAAAGGTCAAACGAAATTGTTTGTATATACTTAATAACAGTAGTTTCACCCTCATCAGTTGTTTCTGTTTTCTTGATTATATAATTCCAATCTCCGTCATTATCAACTGTAACTTTTAGATAGATATCTCTAATGTCATATAAATCACCAAATTCAAAAGCATGCAAATCTTTTTCTAATCCATCTTCGTCTGTACTCTTATATATTCTTTCTACAAGAATTGTGAACATCTTTAGTCCATCTAGACCATTTTTAGCCCCAAGTCCTACAATATTATAGGTTATAGCCTGAAACTCATTGCTATCAGTAGTAATTAGTTCTCCACTCCCATCTTTATAGAAGAAATTACCAGTTCGTTCTCTTCCATTAATTTCAGGTGCCCATGTGTACCAAATTCCATCTGGTACTTGTATGAAACAATTATGTCCAAACATTAAGTCAATGAAACTAAGTTCATTTCTAACGTTCATGTGGTCATTAAAATCAAAAATTTTAACTCTATCTATTGCTCCAGTATAAATATTATCAGTCTTGCATGGAACATCATCTGTACTATCACTTGGTGCAAATGTTTTTACATAACTTATACCATCATATCCATCCACAGGATATGGAAGAACTTTTATTAATCTTGGAACTGGCGTATAAGATTTGAAACGATTGGTTAACGGTTGTTTAATTTTAAATGATAATGATATAGTGTTACACTTAAATAAAGCATACCCATCTGTATTACCGCTTCTACTATAGAAGCCATTACACCCCATAATATCCCCTAGTAAAAAAGTGGCAATTGAATCTGCATTTGTATTATTGCCAGCAAAGGATATTGGTGAACTCTGTACCATTTCAAATTCAATGCTATCACCACCAGTTGTTTCTGCTGTTATTGTTTTATCTTCATTGTAGTTTGCTTTTATTCCATAACAGCATGATTGGATATATAATCCATAGTCGTATGATGGCATTATTCTACCAATGTCTATGTATCTGGCTGTAGGATAGTTATTGTTAACTACAACACTATCCCTATTGAAGTCTCCGTTATACATAGTGCATCCAGATGGGTATTTGTATATGTATCTATCAAGTTTTTCATCTGGTGAATCAATTTTATTGGTTTTTTCGTTATCAGCTTCTTTTGTAAGCCTTTCTTTATTAAATGTAGACCAGAAATAATTTCTTATGTCTTTACCAGCAAACGTAGCTTCATAGAATCTCTTCAATATTTGTCCAGGTTTAGGCTCTTTTCCATCTTCATATACAGGGTTTCCGTTGTCATCAACCACTGGTATCATCTGTCCATATGTAGGGCTTCCTTCTGTCTCGTCCTTAACATATTTCTGCGTACCATACGCATCCTCTTCCCAAATTGTTTCAGTAGGAATATTATAGTATGTCTTAGCATCTCTATCCATGTCATTAAATTCATATGAATACTCTAGACGGTTATTACGTGTAGCAGTTGCAGTCTCAGTACTAATATTAACTTCAGTCTTGGCAGAAATAATATTATAATCCGCATCATATGACATCTCTACACCACCATATACAGTTCCTTTTATACGGCCACATCTCCACATGTATTCTCTTCCATCATCTATTTTTACTGGTATTTCTTCACCAGTTCTTTCGTCTATTTTAACACCATCAATTTTCTTATACAAATTAATAGAGTTTGAAGTTGGTGTGAAGAGAACTAAATCGAAGTCAATCCTTCTGTCAACTGTCATTGCCCTAAGATATGGAAGATATGATGAGTAATTCGTGTGCGCTGGTTTGTATCTCTCAACCCATTCAGGGTCATAGGCTTTATCGTCTTTACCTATGCGTTTTTCTCCAGCCTGATTCCAAGGTGTTACCTTAGCATAGCTAGGCGCTCTCATTATTTTTATATAACTACTAGTCTTAGTGTCTGATGTATATCCTCCATTTTTAGTGAAAGCTGCAAAGTAAAAACCAGTGGCAAATCCATCTTGGCTTTCATACCCAACAGTATTGAATTGTGGACCATCACCAGTAATACCAAGATAATTCTTTCCTACAATCATCGGGTATTGTGCTGGGCATGATGCTTGACTAGCTTCTGTTAGCTTGTAAAGATTTATTTTACCATTAGTTGCTTTAGTATAATCAGGAAGAACAGCTCTCCAAAGTGTGAGACCTTGTGAACCAGTTATTGATAATGAATATCTTGATGAACTTCCTGTTATATAAGCGCCTTTAGCCAATGAGAACATTTTATTAAATTTATATTCAAGTATCTCTCCCTTTGTATTGTGGTTAGTTATACTACCATTAATTTTAACAAAATCACCCCATATTCTTTCATTTGCTTTCAGTACTAAATCCCACCTATAAGAATCTTCCTGATGAACTCCATACCATCCAGACAATCCATCCCCTTTTGGATTTGTAACAAGTGATGAGCGATAGAAAAGGCTATTATTTCCAATAGTAGCATCAGGACTATCACTAAGTGTTCCAATCATGAATTTAACTGGCATGGTATTAAGGTACAAGTTGAAGTTGTTTCCATTACTGATTGAAACAATCTCAGAAGAAGTGTTATCTTCAACTTCCTTTTGGTGTCCATCTTCTGTACATAACTGTGTTATAGATACAACGAAAGAGCTTGGCTGATATACAAAGAATGAAACCTCTTTTTGATTAGCATATTCACGATAATCACCAAGTGGGTTGGTCAATGCTGCGATATCACTTCTTCCAGTAAAAACATAAGTTACTGGACCTTCCCCTCCGTCTGCGATTGTAATTGTTTGGCCAGAAGATGACTTATTATCTGAATCGCACATACAATCCTGAGTGAGTTTCTTACCTTCACTATCAACAGAAGTACTAGAAACTCTTATTACAGCATCGGCTCTTCTAACTACCTCACTATCTGTTGCGGTTATTTTCACATTTTCACCGCTTACTACCACCAAATACTCTCCTGTATTTCCATTATACTCGTCTTCATCTCCGTCTCTATCATAATCATATCCAGTTGCTGCTGTTATATAATATAAAGAGCCATCAACATTAAATGATGAAATCTTAAGCATTCCATAGAACTCATTTTCATCATTACAAATGTAATCAATTCTTGTTGTAGTGTCATCATAAAATTTTGCCCCAAGCCCAACAGTCCTACAGTTAGCGCTTATTTTAGATACTTTTAATTCTACCCTTTCAGTTATTTTTTTACCGTTAGCATCAATTATTTCTAGCGTGTATTTTTGATTGGTAAGACCATTTTCTCCATATCTATTGTTAGTACTAGCAAAAGGCTCTGTGTGATATTTAACTTTACCAATTATGTCATTCATTTCTATGCCATCAGACGTTATCACACCACCAATAACAAAATCAGTATCGTACATATCATCTTCTTCTATCACAATATTGTCACTTTCGTCGTACAGTTTATAACTAAACGGTGTTATAATATCTTCTGATGTGAACCTTATATATGCATGTCCATTGTAAGCTTTAGATGCTTCAGATGCTTCAGTAGGATTACTTTTTTTATAAGGGTCATCACAATATGCTTTTCCAGCATAATCTAAGTTGAATGAGAATGGAGCTTTACTATTCTGGAAACAAGGAGCATAGAACAAAGAATTAAATTTATCTATTGCAGTTTTTCCATTGTTCACACCAAAATAGAAGTAGAACGAATTATTATATAGAGGCATTTCATAATAATTACTGCCACTATGATAGAAGTGCCTTATCCTACCCTCAAGGTTTTTATCTTTATCAAGTTTTTCAGCACCAAGTCTGAATGATATATATGCTTCGTCAGCTTCATCATACATAGCCTGACCGAAAGAACCTTTATATCTTTCCATAATTCTATTTGACCTACCATCAAGGTCAACAGGATAAATATACTTGAATTTAGGCACTAGATATCCTGTAGTCTCATCCTGAACCTGAGTTGTATAACTATTTATTGAATCCTGGTAATCCTGTGGTATAAAGCCAATGTGGTTAAGTGTAGCAAAAGTTGCACGGTTATCCATATCATCAAGCTCAAGCTTGGTGATAAAACCATCATTTGACATAACACCATATGACACATCATTAACCCCATTAGAGTATGCTACACTGTATGTCATGTCTGGATTCATACCAAATTCACTTATTCTTTCAACATTAACGCAAGATTTAGGTCTTGTTGCTGCCCATGTACACCCAAGGTCTATGAATAGCCCTTTTTGATATGCTGGAGTATCCTCGTCTCCGTCGTTATTCCAGTCCATACCAGTTGTAATAGTTGTACCAACATCACTAGCATTGTTAATTGAGTCATCATTTGCCATGTCATCAGAGTCACTATCTGATGTAGACTCTGCTATTGTCGCAATAGGTGGTACATTTGCTGTTGTTGAAGGAAGAGCCTTGAAAAACTGTGGTATACCATAAAGGTTATCTTCATTGAGATTACCAAGAAGAATTATATCAGTAGCATATAAAACAGCAATCTGGAAACGTTCTTTCCTCTGTTCTATTGGCGCAGATATTGGGTCATCAGTAGTTGGCTGGTATGCAACATAATAATAAGCTGTAAGACCGTCCTTATTTTCAACTGGTTTAATAAGTCCGTTATTATATCTTACACTACTTCTTCTCTTCTTATGCCACCTCTCTTCATCTTCATCACCATCGGTGTCTTCAAAGCGAAGGCTGTTATTTGAATAAGACATGCTACAAGTGACATATGTTTTCAGTCTACTATATGTCTTATTACAACTACAAAACTCATTTTTAGCGCTACTTGAGAAAAGCCCAAATAGGAAGGTCTTCTTTTTTCTCTTTCTCCAATACCAAAGTGGCATATAAAGAGTTCCATTAAGCCAATCCTGGTAGAAATCAAGCTTTATTATCTTAAAATCAAGAGCAAGGTTGCGCTGGATTTTATCCATCAATTCATCAGAGTCCTTTGAAGGTTCGCATTTTCCTTCCATATCTTCAGGACAGCCACCATAATCACCACACCAGCATCCTGGGTAATATGCTATGTTACCTTCACTTACTCCAGCAGAAAGAGGAATACAACCAATGTAGTCTGGAATCCATCCTAAGAACCACTCGAAAGGACATATACTGAGTGGCCAAGGTAAACAAATACTTTTAAGTGCAGCAAAAAATCCAAGTACTATATTAACAATACAAATTATTGCATTAATAATTGTAACAATCCATACAATCATTGTATATATGATACAAACAATCATATACACAAAAGGTAAATCAATACGAAGTTTATTAAAAGGAATTGAGTTTTGGTTATCAACCAAATTTGAGCCTTTCAATGCTCCATAGTTAGGCGCATAAGCTCTATGAGCAACTTGTACTTTTGGTATATAATTCTTTACACTATACACATTATTCCAGTAAAGGTCACGGAAACAGCTCTGAGGTGTATTTGAACCGAAATTGTACATTTTTTCCATTTCAACACCTGTACTTACCTCAGTTTTTGGAACTACACTTGTTTCATCTAGTATAGGGTTCATTGGAACAAGGTATTTAGCGGTATGCGTTGAAACACCCTCTTTACCAGTTTCTCTCTTACTGAATCTAAATCTTACTTGGGTTCGTGTTGGAAGTCCCTTTTGTGGGTTATCTGTAGGAACAACGTTACCATATTCATCAGTACCAACATAATCAAGGTTCATAGGAATCTGATAGCACCACACACCATCACCATCGATAAGGGCATTTCCTTTGATTGGAAACTCTTCAACTAGTCCATCCTTGGTTTTCCTAATCATTTCGATAGTTCCCTCACCAGCAACCAACTGTGAGTTCATGCCGTTATCTTCTTCTGGGGCACATTTATGACCTATTGAGTTACCCTCGTTATCTGACACAATAGCGCCCATAAACACACAAGTTGGTTCAAATTTATAGTTAACCTGTATGTCACACCTTGTTATAGCAGCAATACCATTTTCAGCATCACCCCAAAAAGGATATACGTTTGTTGCTTTGTTTTGTGATATTATCTGTACAAGACTATCTAAATTAGCACTTTCTTTAAACTGACTTGCACTATCAAATTCCTCTATGTTATGCCCCTTAAATATAAAATCATGAGGTTTCTGAGACAAAATACCTATATCAGAAAGGTCAATATCTACATGAATCTGGTGACCTCCACTTGGAACGCCAAATAACATATAGTCTCCAGCGTGGTTGGTTACTGTTGTATATTTCCAATATTTCTCGTATACTTCTAGTTGTACATCATCATCAAGCAAATATCTTTTTCTTGGGAAAGTTCCAACCACTCTATAACAATCATCATCACTATAGTCTGGCAAAAGATTATATCTTCTTCCAGAGCTATCCTTAGACATAGTTTCACTGTATGGATATATGTTCCTTAATGTGCTGTCATCATTAGTGTCTCTTTCTATAAACACAGATACCTTTGCATTTGGGATACCAAACGCATCATTAGCAAGAACCCTTCCAACTACAACGCCATAGTTAGAAGAGTGAAGTCTATAAGCATCTTTTTGTCTTAATTTCAATGACAAGATTTCCAGAAAATCGAAATCCTGTTGCATATTAACATTAAGGAAAGTATCACTTATTATATTAGTGTGTATTCTAAAATTTTTTTCCATACTTATTTATAGAACTTTGAAAAATCAGGCAAAACAAATGGTTTATTCTTATCACCGAAGAATAATTTACAAATCAAATAAATCAAAACAAACGGAACTACAATTATTCCTATGCATAACACTATAGGAAACATCATAAGTTTCATTGTGTATCTATATCCTTTAGTCAAAATAGATTCCTTTTCTTTTTGACCATATTTGTCTTGAAATTTCGATAACCTTTTACAATTACAACCCATAACAATTTTTTTTTATATTATCTTACTATTTTTTTAAGTTGTTCCAAAACATCTTGATTATAATTTACATATGAAACTGTTAGACCATGTTCTTCACATAGTTTCTTTTTTAATTTATCCCTTCTAACAATATCTGTAAAAACTTTTCTAGCATGTTCAGACCCCATTCTACCAAAATCTGTAGGCTCGAAATGTTGTATACCTTGGCACTCTATTACTTGTTTTAACTCTGGCAAATAAAAATCCAATCTCATCATACCAAGCCAGTTAAACATTTTCTGCTGTTCAAATTTTATTTTATTATTTTCCATATACATTCTTGTTTCTTCTTCAAGATGGCTTTGATTACAAATTGGGCATCCACATTTTTGATTAATATGACTAGATGGTGTCTGCCAAAATTCTCCATGTTTTGGACATATGATGCATACTTTTGTTATTGAATTAACGTATTCAACCTTAGAATAATCATATTTATTACCATGATTTTTTTCTGCCTCTATAATAAAGCTATTTTTATCATATATTTTTACTCTACATTTGTAGCACCCCTCACCACCAAGATGTGAATTTGGTGTCTGCCAAAATTCTCCATGTTCAGGACATATTATACATACTTTTGTTTTGTTTCCTAAATAATTTACTTTTGAATAATCATATTTATCTCCATGTACTTGTTTAGCTTTACTTATAAACTCCTCTGTTGTAAGTCTATTTGGACTTGGGCGGTCAAGTTTACATTTAATACATCCTTGTCCTAGTAGGTGGTGACTAGGAGTTTGCCAGAATTCTCCATGTTCTGGACATATTATGCATACTTTAGTTTTTGCATTTACATATTCTACCTTAGAATAGTCATACTTATTACCATGAATATTTTTAGATTTTTCAATAAACTCATTTGTTGATAATCTCCTGGCTGATGTTATTTTATCTACCTTACATTTTGGACACCCTATTCCCCTAACATGGTCAGCAGGTCTTTGCCAAAATTCGCCATGTTCAGGACATATTATACATACTTTTGTCCTTGCATTTACATATTCTACCTTAGAATAATCATATTTATCACCGTGTACAAACTTTGATTCCTCAATAAACGATTCTTTTGTTTTCTTTTTCATATAACTATTTTTATAAATAAATAGCATAATGTAAGAAAAAATAAACCCTTAAATGGAAGCAGCACTATCGCAATTTTACACGGCATTGAATATCTGTGGCAGGAAATTTTATTTCATACATCGAATTATAATCTCCATATAAAACATGGTCTGTTTGTTCAATATCTATTTGTTCAATATTACTAACGCCATCTATAGTATATGTTGAATTATTTGTACCAACATCACAGACGCTTCCTTCAACATAAGTAGGCAATGGGCATTTATCAGGACTGTACCCATTATTCCATATCTTAAATACCCTCAAATTGATAAGACTGATAACACCGTCAACAAGTGAAATCTCTTTCTCCAAGTCTCCAAGGAATATATCATCACCCATATCATGATTTTCAACAGCAAAATATTGCTTAATCACCTCAATAACATTTGATATAACGTCTGGAGTGTTATAGTTCTTGGAAACGAACAAGTCTACTTCAAACCCAATATTGTAGATTCTACCGCTTTTAATCTCTATATAATCGTTTATCTGCTTGTAGCTGGACATATACTCTATAACGTTCTCAACAAGTGTCTGAGGAAGCGCAGAATCAAGTTGTCCGTTTGCATCAAGACCAAGGAAACTCATTTCAATCTTGTTATTTGTTTCAATTACAGTGTTCCTAAATGGAGCACCAAACTTAGGAGGCATCTGCATAAGTTTTGTCTTGTAATCTTTAACAGTTACAGCTCTATTCTGTGCTGAAGTGTTGTATTTCACAAGATATTTTATTTCCTCATTTGATGGTGCATCCTTACCAGCAAGCGCTGTTGATAAGTTAGTAATTTCTAAAGATGATATTACCTGTCCTCTCTGAGTACCATTGGTATTACCTGTCTGACCACCCCAGTCAACTTGAGCGCTGTTTATGGTTGTTATTGACCCAGGACCAATATTGGTTGATACACCACCACCAACACGATACAAAACAAACATACTCCACCCTTCTTTAGGCAGCACTCCAAGCATATCATTGTTTATGATATTTGAAGCAATATAGTCTCCATATGTTGTTGCATTCTCTGGCTTTACAGCATACCCATTACTACCCCCAAAGATTATTTTGAGATAACCATTATCAGTATATTCTGTAATAAATTTTTGAGTCAATGATTTCCACTCACCACGATAATATCTTGTTGCCTTCTGAGCGCCATTTGCTGTAAACTCTGTATAGTCCTCATAAACATGTGGTTTGTATATGTTTTTCAAAACTTTATCATCACCGATATTTTCGCTTGACACCATTCCAAATCTATATTGGTCTGCAAGTGAATCAACTTCAAAATATCTGTATGTCATTACAGCACCAGATGACAATCTATACTCTTCTGCATCAATATAGTATTCATAAGTGTCTGGAGACTTAGAAATATCACTAGTCTCTTTGAAAATAATTGATTCTATATTTGTAATATTATTTTCTGGAAGGACAACTTCCATAAATGGTTTAATATCACTGGCAGAAAGAACCTTTTTGTAAACCTTTGTAGTACCATTGATGGCTATTGTTGACTTGGCAACAGTATATCCAGTAACATTACCGTTATTATCACGTGAAGGCGTTATTTTCCTGTTTGAAAACCCATCACTGTTGAACTGTTCAGCAAAATTTACATCCTCGCTAAGTTCAAAAAAGCTATTTCCAGCAGAAAATAAGCTAGTTCTCTTAACTATTGGTGCATAATTCCAGTTTGGTTGCCCGATATTTTCTCCAGCAGAAGGTGGTAAAACACAACTAAGCTCAACCTCACAGATTGAACATTTTGGTCCTGGTATTTTCAGCCCATTAGTTCTTGCAAGATTAAGTAAAGTGCTTTTCAAATTTGCACTATTCATGTTGGTTTCCTGATACATCCTGTCAGTGTGATAACTAAGGTCATCACCAACAGCAGATACAAGGTCGATAAACCAAGCACCAATACTTGAATCCTCAAAATCATCAGCAAGCTCTGGATAATACTGATTACTGAACTTCACAAGTTCATTTTTAATATCAGCAAAACTTCTACTTAAATAATTTATCTTCTTTTCCATTATAATTCTACCACTACGCTGTCATTAGTCGTTTTATTACCCTCTGTAACGCTATAGTCTAACCTTACAAAGACTTGTGCATCATCTTCTTCATTCTGCACTACCTTTATGTCTCTTAAATTGATATTAGTTGCCCACCTTTTAACCGATTCTGTCACCTCAGCCTTCACTGATTCCCAGGTAGTACCATCATTTGGGCTGAAAATGAATTTAATCAAATCAGTACCAAATTCTGGGTTTCTAATCCTCTGTCCCTTTGGGGTAAAGACTATATGCATCAATTGGCTTCTAACCTTCTCAGCAATAGTTTTATTGGCAGCAACATAGTACCCTGTCTCTGTGTCAGGAACAAATGGGTATTTTATGCCAAATAGTTGTCTCTTAGCCATTATCTTTTAATTTATTACCAATAAGTATATAAAATATACTTTTTTTGATAATAAAATAAATAAAAAAAAGCGAGGGTTACCAACCCTCGCCTTATATTAACAGCCCCCATCATTCCAGCTACCTCCGCAGCCTCCTGATGAACCCCAGCTACTTCGTCTGCCTCCACCACAGCCACCGTCTGTTTCATCAGCGCCACAACCACCAGTGTTTCCACAAGTACAATGATGCACTGGGTCAAAAGATGGTGCAAAAGGTGAACTCTCCTCTGTAAATAACCTATTTTTGTAATTAACAACAGCAGACCTTGCTGCAATTTTCCTGGTTGCTGTATCGACAGCGTTTGTAACAGCTTCACTTATGATTTTCTTCAAATCATTTTCTCCAATTAACAATAACTTTTCCATAACCTTATATTTTAATTATAAATAGTTTATACGAAATAAGGATGTACACTTCCATCCTCATATACAACACCAAAATAATACCCCTTTGACAAAAAATGCCTTGTAGCAGACTTAAACATATCTGACAAGTTTGCATGAAGCTTCTTATTTACCAGGAAACAAGTCCTTTTAAGCGTAAACTTTCCATCAAACGACGGAATCCAAGGAGTAATATCAAAATTTGGTGTCTTACACCCATGAGCGAAGGGAGACTTAAGTTTAATTCCAAAGACTTCCTCAAAACTGACGTACATTTCCTCTTTGTTGAAAAGCTCAGCAACCTTTATATCCTTAAATCCAAGTTTATTATAATGTTCAACACATTTGCATATCTCACTCTTTTCACAAAGAAATGGTCGCATAATGTTAATGTTAAGTGTTACTTTTTCCTTGTGAGGAAGTTCAGCGTATAATGCCTGACGGTCAAATGTTGATTTATGACCACGCATTTTATCTCCAATTTCTTCATTATAGTGTTGGGGAGATATAGAAACGCCATCACACAAATCAATGATTTGGAAGAATAAATCTTTATGTTTGTGGCATTCCTCTGGCATTGATGTTACAAGATATATCTTCAATTCAGTATTTCTCTTCAAAAGGTTAATAAGCTGAATAACATCATTCATAAACAACATTGGTTCTCCACCTGTTATACACACAGATTCAATTTTATCCTTACACTGAGAAACGGTCTGGAATATTGCCATAACATCTGGCTTTGGCGATTCTGCCTTTACACCAGGGTTCATAGCATCCACACAAAACGGACACCTATTTGGACACAGTTTTGTGAAATGAATCTGCAATTCGTTACAAATCTGGTCACATGTATTTACGTTATAGTGTATCATTTTACAATGTATTTCTTACCACCTTTAATATATACGCCCTTTGGTAACCCATTTAGGCTATCACCTACTTTCTGTCCCTGAAGATTGTAAACAGCACCATTAGTCTCTATCTTACGTTCAACCCTTGTGATAGAAGCGGTATAGTCATCAGGAATATAGGTTGCAAACCAAAAATTCCAGGAAAACCACCCGACACGTTCAGATTCACCTCTATCTACGTCTTTGTAATTTTCGGCATATACATAATATCCGTCAGCCCATCCATCCCAGCCCCAATTGGCATGGTATAAACCATCAGAATCACGTCCGTCTATAACATATGCATGCCAAAGATTAGTACTGTCACCACCCATTACAAAAAGAGGGTGAGAATTCTCAAGATAGATGTCCACCGAATCCCTGTTTGGCTCATGTGGCTGTTGTTTCAGCCTAAAAATACTGTTACCTGGGTTAAATGATTCAAGCCCTACTACGTAATAATATAGTTTGGCAACCTCATATCCTTGCTCCTCAGTATACGAACCTTCTACATACTTGTCAAGCATCAAATCATGATTGAATGTTGTTATTGGAAATACCTGATTTCTACTTTCCCATGTGAATTCAAGATATGTACGAGGAACTCTGTAGTAATGTAGAATTTGTACCTTTGCAACACCAGAACATATACCTTTCAGTTGAAGTAAATCATTGTATGGTGAATATTGCCCCCATTGTGTCGTAAGCATAGGTTCAATAGGTGTAACATTCCTAGGTGTGAACCAATCAGGATAACCATTATTACCTGCCCTTCTTGTAGATGTCTTTGGATAGTTGTCTAGCATTTCTTTCAATTGTGGTGGTAGGTTATTGGCATCCATTTCATCATCTGTTGAATAGCCAATAACAGCCCCATTCACCACAATGGCAAATCCCTTTCCATCTTCTCCTTTGAAAATGGAGTACAGGTTGTTACTTGCTGTTGCTCTTCTAGACACAGCACCGTTATTAACCAGGGTAACACCCTTCTTTGACATAAAAGACTGTGCCACCTCAAAATCATTTTGACCTATACAAGCCAATGAAATCAGTCCCAATGAAAGGGTAATAAAAAACTTTTTCATATTTTATTCCATTTAGTTAAACCATATATACAATTCATAGACCAGAATATATACTGCATTACCATACAGTAATTCTCTGCATTCCACCACATAACAATACAACCAAGGTCAATAAACAACCAATAATACCAACTCTCCTTGAATCTTAAAATCATCAATATCTGAGCAGTAAACGCAGGAACTGTCGTTATGGCATCCATAAATGGTTGTGTGTCATCAGTATGTAACAACACGCTCCAGACACCACCACAAGCACATATGGTAACACCAAGAACGGTATACCAGTTAATACCCAATGACTTGGTTTCAACCTTATCGTTTGCCAAATGGTTATTCCACTCGTATATCCCATATAGCATAGTTACAAAATAGAAAACATTCTCTGCAATCTCAGCGTACAACTTCTGTTCCCAGCATAGATAAACATATGTAAAGAGCTGTATGAATCCAAAAGTATAGAAATGCATACTCCTCTGACTGCATAATACGACTGATATAACACCACACATTCCGCTTATAAGCGACAAAAACGTGTCATTGGTAACAATGTACGTCACCACCTGCAAAAGCAGTCCTAAGGCTAGGAAAATGCCTCCAAACGAGAGATATTTACTCATTATATAAACCGTTGATATAGTCTTTTACTTTTTCAAAATTGGATTTGAAATCACCAGAAAGTATTTCTACCTTGTCATACAATCCAAAATCCTTTAATAACGCTGATAGTTTTGAGAAATTGGCAACCCTTTCATCAATGGAAGCCTGTTTCATATACCTGCTACCGTCATCAACGAACTTATTCATTGGTGGTAACAAATATATCTTGTCCCACTTTACACGACCCTCAAGAGCCTTTGCTACTGGAAGTACCTTATTATCATATTCCTCCTTTGTGATTGGTACATTTGGGTCTTCAGTATATGCCAATGCATACATTAGCGTAACCAAATTGTCAGTATCTGAAATAAACACGCCATTGTCATTATTGGCAATACGCTTGCGCATATCCAGACTCTGACCAATCAGGAAGTCAACGAAATCATCAGCAGTAAGGTCTGTATCACTCTTACACTTGGCAAGCAGGTCATCACGACCATATTCCTCAGAATGGTTGATGCCAAAATACGTTGATATGTCACGTACTAGCGTTGTCTTACCCTCAGAAGCTGTTCCAGTAATGAGAATGTTCTTGCACAGGTTATTACGATATTCCCTGACAATGTACTTCCAGTATTTCAATGGGTTTTCACGTATTGCAGTTCCACTCACTGGCACTACCTTATCAATGAGAGTTACATCAGCCTTGAACATATTATGTTTCTCCAGCATTTCCTTGTACATAGGCTCGGCAACATACCAGGTAATTTTATCACCATAATGCATTGCATCGTGCTTGTCTAATATCTTAGACACAGCAGTTTGCCATACAACCCAGTTGTTTTCACTCATGCTCTCATCAATGCCAAGTTCAGTATCGTTAATCACCTCAACCTTGATAATCTCATCATTGCGGAATATTTTACGAACAATTGCAGCACGTTCTTTGAGTGTGAGGTTAATGTTTCCAGCACGAGGCTCATTGTCATAGCCACACACAAATACAAAAACCAAGTCATTCTCCTTCTTGGCTCTCATAATGCCATCCAAATGCCCACGATGCATTGGACAATATCCACCAAAACAAAGTCCTATTTTCATACCTTTTTAACAAATAATGCACAACCTCTACCACTTCCATAATAGTACACAGGTTCGTACCCTTTTTCTTTCATTTCTTTTTCCATATTGTAATTAAGTCTATAAATTTCAACTTTATATCCAATACATTCGAAAAATTTTTCTAAAATGCTTATTTTTGGATTATTTGATTGGGAATAAAGTCTATCATTTAGTACTTTGTTGTTATCATCTACAATACAGACAGTACCCAAGTATGTGGTTGGAAAATCTCCGAAACTATTATATTTCTCATATTTCTCCTTATTCACAATAAATTTGTATTCAGTAAAGGGGTTAAAAAGCAAATCAGAAAAATAAGCATCTACTACATCTTTAGGTAGTTCGTAGTCGCATTCATTTATATAAACACTACTTTCTTTGCACCCCATTCTATCTGTCCAAAACAATGTCTCATATGTTCCGCACAATTTAAATGATTTATTATTTTTATTAAAAGCCCAAACTAACATAATTAATTAATTTTATTTCACCTGCAAATTTACATAAAAAAAATGAGATAACCAAACGATTACCTCATTTTTTAACTATTATTAACCAATTAGAACATGTACTTCACCGAAGCAAACACGTTAGTTGGCGCATCAGGCATGAAACGTGCCTTGTTGGTATTGGTTAGCACACCTGTCTGCATATTGTCACGATTGGTAATGTTATTAACATGCCCACTGACGATGAAATTGCCAAGGGTAACACTACCATAGAGATTAAGCTGCCACAGGTCAGGGACACGGAACTCATTTGCCATATCAATGTACATATGACTACGATATTTCCACTCTACCCCAGCACTCCACTTGTTATCACGCCACTCAAACGCCTGGTTGAACGTACAATTAGGAGTTAATACATGACTTTTAGTTCCATAGGTCTCAGTCTTTACCTTATTATTAGAGAAAGACGAGTTATTAACGATATGGAACTTACTAAAAGGCTCATAATCAACGAATAACTCAATACCCATACGATGACTGTTATCAGCCTTCTCATGCTCAGGAAGACCGTTTAAACCAAGTGTACCAGTAAGTGAACGCTCGTTCTCAAAGAACATTCCAAACAGGTTTACATTAGCATTAATCTTCTTTGCAGCAATATTCCAACCAAATTCAATATCATTTGAAACCTCAGCATCTGTTGTTGTAAGTGAACCAACATACCATTCATTTCCACCAAACATATCTGTACGTGTCGGTTCACGGTGAGCACGTGCGTACTTCAGATATAACTCATTATGACTTCCAATCTTATAACTTGCATCAGCACCAAAATTAATGAAGTTCCAAGTTGTATTCTCATCAAAGTTAACTAATGGATTCATAAGGTCAACATACCAGAACTTAACACCACGATATTGAACATTAGCAGACAGTGTGAAATTGCCAAATGACTTCTTCGCATTAATGAATGCCTCATAGCTCATCTTATGTCCACGATTGTCATAGTAGTCAGCAGGTGTGATATTCTTAGCCTTATCAACATTACGGTCATCAAGATAATGCTCACGCTCGAACTTATAGATGTTAGTACCTAATGTAATTGAGCCGTCGTTGATGTAATAACGTGCTGCTGCATTACCACCATAGCTGTGGTGAATAAGCCCATAGTTATACACCATGCCAGTTTGCGCTGGAAAATCCTCCATTCGCAACAGATAATTGTCTAAATCAAAACGATACTCTCCACGAAGCATACTCCAATACAATGAAGATGTAAACAATACCTTATCACCAAACCAACTATTATAGGTAAGCTTATTTACCGTCTGGAAGAAATTATCGTCCTCATATTCACTACAGCCATTCATCTTACGATTCTTCGCAAGCTCCTCCATTGTGCCACCAATATATCCCTGTCCGTTCTTGTGATATCCAGTGATTGACAGCAGGTCAATTGAACTCTTATCATTAATGAAATAACCAAGCTTAAAGCCAAGTGACTTAGATTTATTTGAACTATGCTCACGATAGCCATCAGTTTCTGACATTGTTGCACGTACATGCATAGCCCACTTACCCATAAGACCTGTATTAATATTGACAGATGTCTTAAATGATGCAAAACTACCACCACCAAACATTGCATATGATTCAGTGTCCTTTTTGAGGTCAACAGAGTTAATGTTTACACTTCCACCATACGATGCAGTACCAGGGTTATAGGTGCTTGTACCACGTCCAACTTCAACACTGCCAGCGTCTGCTAAAATATCAGGGCTATTAGCGAAATAACAGCCAAAATCCTCAGCCTCATTCCAAGGCATTCCATCAAGAGTTACATTTATTCTAGTCTGGTCAAGTCCACGAATACGGAAATAGCCATAACCGAAATCAGTACCATTGTCACTGAATGCAAAGATGGAAGGCATGTTTGCTAACAGCCAAGAAGGCTCTTGACCATAGTTTGCAGAAATCAATGACTGTGAATTCAAAGTGCTACCCAGAATTGGGGTGGAACTACGATAGAACGACGTTACCGTAAACTCGTCAAGTGACTTGTTAATAATGGTGTCGTTAGTCTCACTTGCATATGCTGACATACCGACCAGCATTGCACACATAATCCATAAAAGCTTTTTCATTGTTTAAAATGTTATAATGTTACTTTTTAAAATTTTCAACTTGTTTCTCCAGTTTATCCATAGTTTCCTGGAACTTTGTTTTCTTGTTACACCTTGGGGCTTTCTTCTTCTCAAATAATACTATGTCCCTGGTGTTATCATAAATCCATTCAACACATACGGTCAACCACATACTGATGAAGAATATTAAATAAAACCACCAGAAGAACAGCACCAATAGTGCATCGCTAAGTGTTATCTTATCATTTTGTTTATAGAGAATGAATAAGGTAATAATAATGCCTACTACCCATACTAGAATTAGAATCATCAAATTACTCATATTACTTCTCCTTTAAAAACTTATCAACCATACTCTCCATGCCACGCTCCAAACGATATTCATCATACCTGATAAGAGAATCGATAGGATTAGAATCCTCACAGCCATCAAGGTCAGTGTCATTAATAACAGCATCCTTATACTCTTTATATGTCCAGAAGTTCTTGCCTGGCATAGGTGACATCACTGCGACAGTATCCTCACCATATTTTTTTATCTCCTTCTCAATGCTCTTGAGAAGAATCTGTTTAGCTTGTTCTCTTGTCATAACGTACACATTTTATTATTTCGAGTGCAAAATTACATAAAAAAATCGAGATAACCAAACATTACCTCGATTATTTAACAAAAATTAACTAATCTGATACAATTTCATATGTGTGTTCTGGTATAAAAAACTAATCTGATACAATTGGCAGCGTTATTATTGATATATCTCTTTTTCCAGAAATCTAATAATATAAAAAACTAATCTGATACAATTAATCATTCAGAACCTGACTCATCATTATATATAAAGGGTGGGTAAGTCTACGATAAATACCGATTCCAGAAATCTAATAATATTAAAAACTAATCTGATACAATGCATATTTTGAACAAAGAATCGACGAAATGATTAAAAACTCCACTTATCTCTTATTCACGAGTAAACTGGAGCAAATGACTCCCGTGCATCCTTCTTAGGAATTTCACATCAGCAGTTCTTACAGTAAAAGATATCATCTTACCGTTATCATTTTGTTTTCTTGTCAGAAGATTACCATTAATATCTTTCAAGTATAGCCTATTATGTGAGCTTCCACTAATAAAGCACTTCATCCCATTCCAGAGAACCAAATCTCCCTTCTGCAAGCCACTATTACCTATTGTATGGGTGGCAGTGGTTGCTGCTCGTATGCCACCTTTCTTTGGAAGTTGCTTATGTAGAGACCTAGTATGTCTTCTGTTAAGCTTATACTGGTAGAATCCACCAAACCTGTCAGCATTCAAGTTGCCAGCCATAACAAATGCATCACTAGTATGGGACTTCTCAATTCCACCCCTTAAGCGGTTAGTTTTGGTTATGTAGCCATACGTAGTCTTAACATTACCATACAGTTCCTTTGCCTTCCAGAACACAGGTTTACCGATTGTCGATACTGATGTTTGGTTTTTGAAGCTAGTAATCTTTTTTAAGTTAAGTTCAAATTCACCATTATGTAGTTTATTATGGCAATCCTCACACAATGTGATAAGATTTCCAACTGCATCAGTACCGCCTTGTGACCTGTATTGAATATGGTGTACGTGAAGTGTTTTGCATCCACTTTTACCGTGACAATGCTGGCACTCGTGCCTATCCCTAATTAAAGCGTATTCTCTGGCGTTTTCAAAACCAAACAACTCACCATGTTGGTACTCTTCACCTTGAATCCCTGGATTCTTTAGTTTCTGGATATCAAACGGAGCAATCTCAATGGTTATGTTAGAAACAGGTAGAATTTTATAGACACGCTGAATAGCTTTCATATGTTCATCAAATCTGTTTCTTGATGTAGGAGTTAACCAGCCATTTGGTCTTTTCCTATTATCAAAACGTGGCTTTCTGTACCTAGTTTTTCTGTTGCGTCTAGTTCTTCTAGACTCACGCCTAGAAAGAATAAGGTCTGGAATCTCTTTACTACGAAGTTCTACCTGCGCAGCATAAAGCTCCTTAGAAGATGTAGATGCAGACAAGCCTATGTACCTAGAACCAGTGTCAACCCCAAGATTTATTTCTTGTAGGTTCTCACCAGAAATATAGTCAAGCTGGATTGTAAAAGGAACGGTAGAAACCACGTGGGCTTTCCCTTCCTTCAAAAGCCTCCTAACTTTTCCGTGTCTTGTCGTTGGCATTATGGGTTTGCCATCCTTGTTTAATACATAAACCATTGCTTTTAATTTAAAAATGTTGTAAACCGTCAAATAAATGACGTTGTGTACCCATCGCTAATGTTGGTTGGAGGTTTTCACTAGAAAGACATTCTCGCTAGCCGCATGGTTTGGGGCTTGGGTAACAACTCCAAAGTGCCTATATATTCTCCCTCAACGTAGCCCTCGAAGGGCTTAAGCTAATCATACCAGATTAGTTGGTGCAAAGATACATAAAAAAATCGAGATAACCAAACATTACCCCGATTATTTAACATTATTTAGTGCTAGCCTCACACAACATTTCCTCCAGATTCTTAAAATATGAATAATGTTTTATATCATTTAACATTTCCTTCTTTGAATAATATAACTTATCCCATGTTTATATTATTTATACTTTAATTAAATAAAACCCCCTCAACTTATTATTTTTCTGCCTATTATTTTCATTAAGCCATCTTGAAATTAATCCAGGTTTAATATTATTTTTTATGCCAGCTTCTTTAATAGAATCATAAATAGCCAATGTTTCACCAAGCAAATTCACTTTCCTAACTTGTATAGTTCTTTTAGATAAAGAATTAGGATTTCTAACATTTTCTAAAGGACTTGTTTCTCTAAGATTATCCAATCTATTGTTTAACGAATTGGAATCTATATGGTCTACTTGGTTTCCTTCTTTTATTCTACCATTAAAGCTTTCATAAACCAATCTATGAGTATAATGTGTCTTACGTATTCTATTACCATCTACAAGCCCAACTGTATAATATTGTCCATATTTAATTGCTTGACGCATTAGATGTCCTTTCTTAAGTCTCTTCTTACCAGTGTTTTTTTCAACAAGAGTTCTATCTTTTGCTACAACCCTACCAAAATTAGAAACCATATAAGAATCTTCATAACCTATTATATCAACCCATTTTTCCCCTTCCAATTTTTCAAAATCAAATATAGGTGAAATACCAACAGCCCCACCTCTTGCTGATAGTCTAGCAATAGTAAGCTTGTTATTTAACATATTCTCACTTATAGTGCCACCAAGTCTCAAATTTGAAATTCTGTTGTTCCTAACATTATTATCTATATGGTCTATTGTAGAAGTGTATCCACTTATTAGATTAACTTTATGAAATGTTTCATATATGATTCTATGAGCAACATAGGTTTTACCGTCTAGAGATATCTGACCAGCTCTCCTTGTAAAATTAACTTTAAGAATTAAATCGCTAATTTTATTACCAACTCTATTCTTTCTATTTATTCTTCTAAATCTTCCTTCAGAACTGCATTGATATTTTCCTTCAAAGCCTGGTATATCAACCCACACTTCATCATCAAAACTATTGATGTCATTCGCAGTAGATAAACTGCTATCTACACCACTACACTCCAAATCTTCCTTAATACAATCAGGACATTTATGTGAATTAAATCTTGGGAATAACCTGCTATTCGTTTCAAAATATTTATTATGCTTCTTACACAATATTTTTAATCTATTGAACTTATCTTCGTAAGATGTTTTATCCACTTCATATACGTCACCATACTTTTCTGATACTAACTTGCAATACTGTTCATATGGCATTCTACGTTCCTGTCTATGTTTTTCGGCTGCACATTTAGGACATCCATATCCACTATACAGATTGTATGGCCTTATCATCCAGCTTCCATGCTCAATACCATTACAATCTTTTTCGTGACATATAACTTTCATGTGCGTTTTACTATCAATATATTCGGCTTCTGAAAAATCATACTTAATATCTGGAAATCGCTTATATAGATTCTCTAAAAATTTACCATTTGTTAAATTCTCACTCATATGTTAAAAAATATTAATATATGCAAAGATATATAAAAAAATCGAGATAAACAAGATTTATCCCGATTATTTTCTCTCAATATTAACCCTTCCAACTATCCTTCTCATGTGTTCATTAAACCTGTTTACACCTCTCTGGCAAAGTTTAAGGAAAGATTTTGCATTCAATCTGTTATCAAAAATCTTCCTAACAAGATAATCAAATCTCTTACTAAGCTCTGGCTTTATCATTGTCATTAACAGCATTTGATACATTTGTGTGGCATATCTAACATCCTTATACGATTCACACTTATTTAAATCACCATATTTAGAATATTCCACATATAAAGACTGCAACCTTGCATCTATTTCATCATAGCACAATGTATAGTAGCAACGCTTTATCCATTCAGCAGTACCTGTATCATCACCAAATTCACTTTGGTTAGTGTCAGATACAGACGCATCATAATTTTTGTCGAATGCATACTGTCTACCTTTCTTGCCTAAAGCATGTGACTGTTTTACAAACTGTAGCCCATGTTTTATTTCGTGGTTTAGACTAGATATAAGCCACGTCTTAACATCATCAGGTAAGTTGCCATCTGTTGGATAAGGTATAAAAAGTTTAACCATTTTTCTACTGTAAGAATAAGATACTCCAGCAAGTCCCTTTGATTTAAGATAATTCAAAGCTTCATTGAAATTTGTCTTCCTTGAATAATATCCAAAAAGTCGTATATTTACCTCATCAACATATTCATTATTATCAAACTGTAATGGCATTCTTTTCACAAGGTCACAACCATCAAGCCCCATGTAATAATCCACAGGTCTCCAGTCGTACATGTAACCATTATAATCAGATGTTATTTCAGAAAATATCTTATTTGCGAGATTCAGTATTTCGTCTGATACCCCGCCATATTCCAATATTACCTCTCTAACAACACTCTCTACAAGTTTATTATCTACTTTCATTATCTCACAAACAATCCAAGTGGCTTATTCTTCAATACCTTTATGAGACTATCATTCATGTCCACCTGGTTCTTAATCAGATTCCAAGGTAACATCCTCTCAAGCCTCTCCTTCAACTCATTAAGCACTGTCTCCTTTTCACTCTTTCCTTGGTCAAGAAGCATATTATAATCCATCTGCATTTCCGCATCAGGTATCTTCACAGTACCGCTATACGTACCTCTTATAATACCAAGCAATATCTTAGCCTCTGCAACCAATAGCCTTCTTATAATTTGTTGTGTAGGATTGTTCATCAGTTCATACTTCATTTTATCCAATGGAACTTGGTCTGGTGTGATTATCACATCATCCTTGTTCTCAAGCATGCAAAGGTCTGCTGCATCATCTGAACCAGATACATCATAATAGGTATACCACACATAACAGCTTGCATACCTATTCCATCCCCAGGTATCATCGGCAGATACACCGCCAACCATATTTGGAGAGCCAGGAGTTGACATAAGGTGTACAAGGTGTGTTCCATTAGGTCCTGCTGTCACCTTATAAGCTAAATCACCCCTGAGAAGTGAGTTTTTATACTTAAGGTCTGCTGCCATAAGTGCAGTATCATATGCTGAACCAACATAGAATCCTGTAAGACCCATACCGTTACCCATGTTACCGTATTGTCCGAATCCACCGCCAATACCAGTATCAAGAGTGCCAAGGTTTCCGTAGAGTGCTGCCTTTGTGGTTGATGGAGTTACATACATTACCTTATTTATCTCCCTTCCTGCTGGAATGACATAAACTTGCTTGCCCCTTTCAACCTGAAAGAAGTCCTTCTTTAGTTCATAATTACCTCTCTGTTGTAGTCCAACCTCACGTGAGAACCAGTATGAATAGTCACGAGACCAGTCCATTGTACGAACGGTCATTGCATACGCAAGCTCATTGGCGTTCTGGAACTGTATCTGTCCCTTGCTCTGTATGTTAAGCCACTGGGTCTCAAGAACCCAGTTCTGTACCTTCTCTGAGTAGTCACCTATAGCAACATCGAGAAGGTCACAAAGCTGTTCATCCTCCAATTGAACAATTCTAATAGGAGCACCAAGTAGTGTTCTCACTGTGCGGAACAGTGATTTCATATCTTCTGTTAAAACCATAATATCCTTTTAGTTAATAAATAGTCCAAATCTCCATAAACACACCGAAATCATCATATGGCATTAAAGAATAACCATTATCACCATAACCCTTTCCCCAAGAGTTCCTGATAATGAATCCATCTTTGTTATATCCAACTATTGATACTGCATGTCCACCTTCAAGATTATCGCCAGCCATTTTGCTCCAAAAATCATACGCATATGAATTATATACTGGGAGAGCGCCAACACATGGACCGTTAAGTATAAGCGCTTGTTTCAATGTAATGACAGCACCAACCATTGCATATCTATCTATTGTTTCAACGCCATCCTTTGTTTCAACACCTTCGTGCTTAAGAAACTTCAAGGCATCCTTAAATGTCATTCCATCGTTACCATCTGTTGTTCTGCTGTCATATATCTCATTTAGGTCAACTTCATTATCAACCTTATTTTCTCCAGTGTCAGTATTAATAGACCAATTTATATAGGCTGACAAAGAACATGGGACGCATATTGGGTTATTTCCCTGATTGATTACATCAGGAAGATATTTCTTGTAAGAATATTCCTCTGGTATTTCGAAATCCTTAATTTCCTTGAATTTCACCTCAGTACCATCCATTTTCGATGGTATAAATCCATAATTCATAGTTAATCAGTTGTTATTCTCTTAATTATTTTAACACTGTCATCACTTGTGTCCTCAACCTTATACACACTTTCATTTCTTCCGTTTGTTTTCATGTACAGATAAAGGTAGGTTCTTTGATGACTCTCATAATCCTTCACACCAAGACGTTTCCACTCATTCAAAGAGCGTGGGAGGGTGTCGGCAACACACATTGAATCAAACTGAGCGATTGAATATTTACCTTTCATTGTATTTACCATTTTGTCCCCCTTTTCAACACCCTCAGTAATCTTAGGAGTACATGAGAGAACCATTAATCCAATTATTAAACCAAATATCTTTCTCATACCTATAAATACAAAAAAGGTGACTATTTGAGTCACCTTTTACCATATTTATTTTGTATCGAAATATTCATAAAAATCTGTTAGTAAATACCTATTAGCCAATGGTGTCCCACCATGAGCAGGATATTTATTTATAGCATATTCCTCGAACTTATATCTGTAACACCCTTCTCTTGTTCCAATTATAACTTGTAGTCCATCTGGGTTTAGAACAGCCTTTTCTATTATCACATAATTATTCTTTGTAATCATGGAAGGCAAGAATGACATTATCAATTTAAGTCTTTTCATTTCCTTATACTTTCTACCAACCTTAAGTTTTGTATAAAGGTTCTTTATGGACTTATACTTAACATCATCTATAGTTGGATTTTCCAAATTTATTTCATTTACTCTCTGCTTGATATTTAGCATATCTTCTACCCTCCATTAATATAATACGGCTATAAGGGGCAAGAATATCACCGAATTTCTTTTCATCCAGCAAGTCGTACATTCCATTATTCTCTATTATCTTATAAGCGTTCTTAGCACTCCTTTCGTCTGTATCTATAGGGGCATACAAACGTTCTCTAAGATATTCACTAGCTTCGTCTGTTATAAGTGGCTCTGATAAGTCTATTATTTGCTTGTTAATCTCATACAATTTGTCCCCCTGACAACCTTCTGTAACACCATCTATTATGTTATTAAGCACTTTCAGTGGAGGTTTCTTATTTTGTTTCCTTTCCTCTAGAATCTCTTTTGAACGTTTTATTATGACGTTAATATCTATTTTGTTACCAACAATTTCTGGGAAATACTTAATAAGCGTTTGTTCACCAAGCCCCTTAACCCCTTTTATGTTGTCTGATACATCACCACAAAGCATCTTCTCAAGAACGATATTCTCGTGCGTTATTCCAAGCTCTTTTATAGAATTGTCAGCAGTTATAAACTTCTTATCCCTGGGATTCCATATTATGACAGTATCGGATATTAGCTGAGTCATATCCCTGTCTGATGACATTATAACAACCCTTTCCTTAGGGTTTTTGTGTTTAACATAGTAAGCTACTATATCATCACCCTCAACATCATCAAATTCATATTGTCTTATACAGAGTTCTTCCAGAATATCCTGAATGATATCTTTCTGCCTTTTGAATGATTCATCATCGGTCTCTTTCCTTACTGTTTCTTTCTTTCTTCTGTTTTGAAGTATCTTCTTAGCGTAATTCTCTATATATTTGTCATAATCTGTTTTACCTTCGATTAATTCATAGTGTTTATCACGGTTTGCTTTATATTCTGGATAAACCCTATATCTCATTACTCCTGAGCCAGTTCCATCCCATGATACTATGCAATAGTCAAAATCTTTTTTCAGCAGCACCTCACCAAGCTTTCTTATAAAAACGAGGACTGCGCCATATTCCTCTCCATTATTATTCATTCTCTTATCAACAGATGACATTTTAAGTAGGTTATTGCCATCCACAATTAGTGTATAGACTTGCTTTTCAGTATCTATTCCATTTGCTGTGGCTATTCTTTTTTTTATTGGCTGCTTCATAGTGCAAAGATATATAAAAAAAGTTAAAATTGCAAATTTATTTGATATTTATTTTTAAAAAACTCATATTAATTATATTTTAATTATGGAAAAAAATATAGATATATTCATAAAAGACGTTGTTAATGAAATGTTTCATGGAACAAATGCAAACATTCTCAATGAAAAAATAAAAGGAGATTCATCCTCAACAAAAGCAGCTAAAAGAGAGCTTGGTAACACTTTCCAAAAATATTACGATAGTCTTACAAATGACGAAAAAGAGACTTTTTCTAATACTGCTAAAAATATTGGTATAAATCTAGATAAAAATACACAACGTAAAGCAGAAGCAGATGCTATTCTTAATAGGGACGATGTAAAAGGTTCATATGAGAAAGCAGTTGGAACTATGAGTGGGGAACTAAAACAGGCTTTAATGGATTATAATGAGTGGACTAATCCTAGCACGCCGTCTGATAGAAAAAAAGAGATTATGAAGAAATACGGTGGCTATAGTGGCTTAAGAAGGTATTTAGATATGGCAGATAAGTTCTCATTAACCCCAGCTTATGACCAATCAAGAGCTAAGGATGCTGGTATAAACTATACTCCATTTGGTACTAACTACAGAACCTTGAAACCACTTACAAATGACGATGGCTCTGTTAAAAAAGATGAAAACGGTAACTATGTGTATGACACCGAAGAAACTCTTATGAACACAAAGCCAGAAGATACTCCAGAGAAGAAGAACAAAAAAGGTGAAACAACAAGGCAATTTATGCCTGCCAATAAGGTCGTTGGTTATGATATTGAAAATCTAGACCTTACAAACGTATCTGATGAAGAAATATTCAGATATTTCAAAACTGGAACAAGACAAGGTCACCATTTCGAAGACGAAAAACATAACCCTACATATGGCGAAATGGCTGATATGGCAAAGAATGGTGATAAGAAAGCACTTGCAGACCTTAAGAACCTATACTTTAAAGCTATGTTCAATAAAATGCTTAACAGTAAATTCGGGTATGAGTTTAAGATGCCTACTGCTATGTATACATATGGTAACTCTAAACTTCCTGAAGATACACTTGTTATAAACTTTACAACAGCACACAGATGCCCTGCCTGGAATGAATGCCTTGTTGGTTATGCTTGTTACGCAAGGGGTTCTGAACATAACTATGAAGGCCTTCACAAAAAGAACTCTAACCTTCATATGATGTGGCAGACAGCCCATAAAGACCCAGACCTTCTCGCTGCAATGTTCAAGGTCATAAAGATGCATCTTATTAATCCAGGGAATATGGCTGGAGCACTTCTTGAAAACCCGAAAACATCACAAAAATGGTTTAAAAAACTTAATAGCCAAGACAATCTAACGCCATTAAAAGGACTATTCAACAGACTTGGCACGCCTTCAAAAAATAACATCCTATCAGAACCAAATTGGAAAGCAAAAAAGCCTAATAATAATGATGATAATATGGGAGAAAATAGGTCACTTCTTGGAAGGGTGTTAAATGAATATATAGATGAAGCTGTGAGAAAAATAGGCCCTAACAAACCTTTATCTAAGCCTAAAGGAGCAAGAGAAAATCTTTCTATGTTAATTTATTCAAATAATTTTGCAGACATATTCGATAAACAAGACCTTAATGTTATAAAGAACACACCTAATGCATTTAGAGCTAAATTTATAAGACTTAATGAAGAGGGGGACTTCATAGGTCAATGGCTTTTGGATGCTTTCGATGAGTTTGTTGGTGATTTAAAATTAGTAGGCATAAGCACGGCAGCATATACTTGTAGAAACCTTAACTTCACTAAAATTAAGAATATAATCATTAATGCATCTACAATGAATGTTGGAACACTTGGTGCAGATGATACTGGCGGCTCTTCTGGTGCAATTGCAAGAAGATTCTTTGCGGTTAGTTCTGAACTATATAATAGACTAGAGGATACATACGTACCTACAGGAAGAAAATTAAACTACATCGTGAGAGATAAAAGTGAACGTGGTAAAGGGGAATATGACGGTTCTAAACAACTTGTACCTTTACACAAAACAGGCGACGGTATACATGTTAAATACAACCCTAAACCATATGTAAATGATAGTGAAACAACAAATCCTGAACAATATACTGATATGTTCGACAAAAACGGTCCTACACTGAAAAAAAGACTTTATTATAAATGCCCTTGTGGAAGACACGGAGACGTGTTGGACGATGAAGGTATGCCAATAAAAATGGACTGTTATCTTTGCAGAATGTGCTATGAACCTAAAAATGAAAATGTTGGGGAACTATACGTATTAGTTGAAGTTCATGGAGACAATACAGATTCATTCGACATGGATAATGCCAACCAGAAACGTGGCATTAGTAATAAAATGACCACATATCATGAAGCAAAAGAAATATTTGCAAACAGACTTTCTGAGTCACATGAGCATGCTGAGAAAATTGGTATGGAACTTATTGTTAACAACATTATAACAAGTGCTAAAGACAAGATAGGCGGCATTGCTGACAGAGAGGCTGCTGGTTTAAAAGCCGAATCTAAAAAATTCAACGACATATTAAATCGTATAATAAAAGGTTAGGAGCTTTCCTAACCTTCTTTTATTTCTAACTAATTTCACGTACTAGAACAGCCTCTGACGCTTCTTCTTCAGTTAATCCTACACCAATGCAGTTGTTAAATTCTCCAACTGTGTCTTTAGTATAAAAAGCCTTATTATTAGGACGTTCAAACCATCCTGAATATGGGCATCTTCTTGTTGTATTACCCCTGATATATGAGTTCCACCCCCATATTAGCTCATCATATCTATCACTACTTTTTACTTTCATTGAAAGGTTTGTTATAGTGGTATTGAATATTGTTTTATCATTCCTAGCAGCAGAGAGAAGCTTATTAAAGTAGTCCTTAACATACCAAGGATTTATTTCCATATCATGCGTCAGATAATAATAAATAGAACCAGCTTCATTTGTCTTAATAACTTTACTTTCTTTCTTTATTTGTTTGCCAAACAAAGCAGCTTCGTTATATCCATCAATGTCATCCAAGCAATCTTCTCTTACTTCCAATTCAGTAAGTCCTACCTTATAAGGAGACTGTTCATTCAGCTTACATTGTTTTCTCAATTGCATAACCTGTTTTGTTATTGAGAATGCTCCATGAATAAACTCTTTTCCAGTATCCCTTAACGTATACCTTATGGCATCTTCTGAACTTCTCTTGAAGCCAACATCAATTGTTGTTGTGGCATTGTTCTTTATTCCTTCAACAACCAGGAAAGTCAGACTTACACCAGCTTTACTCATTGCATACAACTTGTGCTGACCATTAGCCAAATTACCGTTCTCATAAAAACCAATGGTCTCACCATTTTCCTCTTCCCACTTTCCAGCCTTCATAACCTTAGCATATTCTAAGGCTTTTGTTTGGTTTAGCTTTCTATAGTTCTCGTTATGATTCATAACAATATCCAAAGCTTCTTCTGGAGTAAACGTTTTAATATAACTCTTAATCATAAACTAATTTTTTTTTAAATGTTTCTCATAACAATCATTACATAATGGGTAATACCAACCGCCAACAATTATAGTCTCTGCTGGCTTACCACATTCCTCGCAAATATGACTAGACTTCTCAGAAGCCTCGTTTTTCATCCTCATAAGTTCATCAGTATATCTACTTAGATAAACCTCAAGCCTTCCAAATTTCTCCTTAACCTGGGTTATGAAGATTTTATCATCTGTTTCCTTATTTATTTCTTCAACTTTATCAAGTATCGGTTGGTAAAGGGACTTCCACCCCTTACCACACTCAATACCAAATAATTCATAAGGTGTTTTCAACTCACTCATCTGTTGCTTCCTCCGCAAATTGGATATCTGACTCTGTTACATCCTTTCCACCATTTTCCTCAAGTCTTGTAAGTATATCCTTCATATAGGTCTTCTTGTAATCATCAAGTTTATTAGGGTTAACAAGCCCGCTATGTACACAAGACATTTCTCCCTCATAGGTTACATTCCAAGGTGTTGGAAGTTGGTTCTTTGTTGTCCTAATCTTTGTGGTAATGCCATAATTGTACGTTTCACCCTTTGCTGTTGCTGTAAGCTTCTTAGTTGCAGCCTTTCCAATACCTCCAAGATGCATAATAAGTCGTGCTCCATAGAAGAATGTTTTACCACCTTTCAATTCTATAGATGGCACTCCACCCATTGAGTTCATTGAATCGTTCCAAATCTTATTGACACAGAAGAATGTATTTGTATACTCAGAACCCATGCTTTTTGAAGATGGTATTCTATTGTTTATTATATTATTGAAAGCCTGCGATATAGCACCAGCATCAAACATATTATTAGTACTCTTGCTCTCAAGAGACTTGAATGATTGTATAGACCCAATTGAATCCCATATGAAACACATTGGATATGGTATCTCTCCACTGTCCTGTCTATCAAGGAAATCGTTTATAGAATAAGCAATGTCCTCAAGTACTGCTTGCTTTCTCTTCGTTTTCAGTTTTTTACCAGTAGAATAGTCGTTGTCGCCATACGCACTAGCAAGTTTTGCACTGTTAAAATAGAAGAAATCACCACTATAGTCTATGATTTGCTTTTCTGTTGTATATGTAACCTCACCTGTCTCATAATCGATGTGTTCAACCTCAACATCACCATACACTGGAAAGCAAATC